TCTACTGCACCGGCAACAAAGTTCGTGACATCCGTGAGTGTACGGATAGGTCTTGCCCATTCTACCCATTCAGGAGAGGTGGCTTGGAACGTGAGGTTGAGAAAGAAATATGTCAGAAGATAGTTAGCAATGTACTTACTGTAGGAGATTAGTAATGATAGACGAAAAATACAAAAATTTTGATTATCCAAAGTTTGTAGATAGTCTTAGAGCTTACAATGATAGGATGGGTTTATCTGGGGATATTCTCCATTCCGCCGTTGGTATATCTGGTGAAGCAGGGGAGCTACTTGACCATATTAAGAAGGTTATATGGCAGCAGCATTGTATAGATGTTGACTATATTATCAAAGAACTTGGTGATATATTATTTTATCTAACATCTATGTGTAATTGTGTGGGTACAGACATAGATGAAGTGCGTGAACTAAACATAGAAAAGCTTACTAAGCGTTATCCAGATGGTGTATTTGACGCAGAAAGGAGCATAAATAGAGATGAGGAAATTCAAAACGGGAGCGACAAGAGATGAAGTAGGGGGTAAACTAAGTTATGTTAAGGGGTTATCCCCTGTTGTATTAAAGAGGTATTTGCAATACCTTGATGCACATAGGTTACAAGCTGATGGACAAAAGAGGAATTTTGATAATTGGAAACTGGGCATAGACCAAGATACATACCTTGATGGATTAGGCCGTCACTTCTGGGATGTGTGGTTACTGTGTCAGGGGTATTCTGCGGAGGATAATCACGGCCCAGTTGTATTAGAGGATGTATTATGTGCGGTGATGTTCAATTCAATGGGGATGCTGTACGAGGTACTTAAAGGAAAGGAGAAGAAAGATGGGTAGAATTAAGTTATTTCTTGCAGCATTATTAATAGTTTCTATGTTGGGTTTATCAGTTATCAACCTTACTAATGGTGATTGGAAATCTTTTTGTCTGGGTATTCTTTATTCAGTAGCTAATGTAATAATTTTTATAATATAAATGAGAGGGGTAGAAATGGATATTAAGAAAAGTACAAATAGGGGCTTGTGGTATTTTGCACACCCATATAGTTGTAGGGATAAGGATGGCAATTTTGTCCCAGAGGGTGAGGAAGCGAATTTTTATATTTGTAACATGCGGTCGGCAGAGCTACTGATGCGGGGTTATAATGTTTATTCTCCAATTTCTCATACGCACCCCATACATAGGGCTTGTCCTGAGTTTCTTGCAAAGCATGAGCATGAACTGTGGTATCAACTGGACAATGAGTTTATTGATAAAACAAGTTGGGCTGGTATAATCCTTGCTCCTGGTTGGGAGAAATCATCCGGTTGTAAGGCAGAGAAGGAAAGAATTGAGGCAAGAGGGTTGCCAGCTTTGTACTACTTGGATATAATGGATGACTTTTATCCTAAGATGGTGGAATGAAAACACAGGTGATAACAACCCCCACCGACTTCAAGAATTGGATGTCTACCTGTAAAGGCATCTTCTCATTAGATACAGAATGTACATCTCTTAATTGGTTAGACCTTGAAATAATAGGCTTCTCAATTTGTGATGGAAAGCAAGCGTGTTATGTTGATATAAAGAGGGGGCATAAGAAAGAGTTGTTGGTGGTTCTTGACTACTATATATCCGAAAGTAAAATGGTAATATTTCATTCAGCCTCATTTGATATGATGGTTCTCAAAAAGGAGGGAATAGAAATATGATTGATACTAGAAAGTATCCTTGTCCAAAATGTAGTACCGGTGAGTTATATGATACTGGTAGTATGTTTATACAAGAAATAGAATGTGATAATCCTGATTGTAACTATAAGTGGTTAGATACTTGTGGTGTTGTATCTGGGGATATAACTGATTAAATGCCTAAAATATTTTGTACTCTCACTTCGTCACATCTTTTAGACGAGAATTTATTGGAAAACGGTCTAAAATATTTGACTCGTATTCAACTCCATAGAGAAGTAACAGATTATAAAGATGTTATAAAGTATGGTACTAATAGTCCAGAGTTTGCTAAGTACGCTACAGAAGATGCTATCAATACTTACGATTTATATAAACTACAGTCACCACAAATAGAGAAAGAAGGTTTACACCACCTTGCTTATGACATTGAGTTTCCGTTTCAAAAAGCGTTGATGTGGCTTGCGATTAATGGGATACGAGGAGACGTAAGTGCTGCCAAGACAATGAGATACGAAGTGCAGCATTTATTTTATACAATAGAGAATGAACTATTGAATATATTTGGTGGTGATTATGTCACCAGCATTACACCAAGAAGCAGAGTGGTGTCTTGTAAACCATCCATAAATTTCAATAGTTCAGACCAAGTAGTTCCCCTGATAGAAGGACTGGGATTCCCTATATATGAGAGAAGTAAAAAAGAGAAGAAGAAGTCTTGGAATAAACAGAGCAAGAAAAGGTTAGAGGGAAAGCACCCCGCAATAGATTTATTAATTAAGTTGGGTAAAGTAGAGAAATTACTTAATGGTTTTTTAATTCCTTTTGAAAGGTTTATAGATGTTGATGGGAGAATTCGTTGTTCTTTTCATAACACAGTGTGTGTTACTGGTCGTCTTAGTTGTTCGAGTCCGAACATTGAGCAACTTCCTAAAAATAATGACATTGCCAATATACGTAATTTATTTGTGGCCGAGCTTGGCAATGTTATTATTACTGCTGATTACTCTGGCCAAGAAGTAAGGATAATGGCTCAGGAGAGCGGTGACAAAACTTTCAAAGATGCTCTCATAAACGGATTGGATTTACACCAAGTCACAGCAGATGCAATGGGAGTCAGCCGTGATGATGCTAAATGTATAGTCTTTGGTACAGCTTATGGCAAGTCGGCTTACGGCTTCTCCAAAGATTTTAATTGTTCAGAAAAAGATGCACAGGCATTTATTGACAGGTTTTTTGCCCGTTATCCAGGACTTAAACAAGCCATTGAAAAAACTAATGGGCAAATATATAGATATGGGTTTGTTAGGAATATGGCGGGGCGTAAAAGGAGATTCCCCGACTTCCATAGGTTAAATAAGTGGGGTAAAAAGAGGTGCTATAGACAAGGGTTTAATTTTAAGATTCAAGGTTATGGTGGAGAAGTCCTAAAAAAAGCAGCGTCAGAAGTTGTTAAGAACCTTAAATTAATGCTTATCAATTTAGTGCACGATGAGATTGTCGTTGAGTGTGGTAGAGAATACAAAGAAGAAGGTATGAAGTACATTGAACAGTGTATGGTTAAAGCATTACCAATATTTATACCTTGGGATATAGATATTAGTTCGGGAGGTTGCTATGGCGAAGCAAAGTAAACCAATACACCTAACCGTACAATGGGGTTATAGGTGTAAGGCGGCGTGCGATTATTACTGTGGTGTTGTACCTATTGAAGCAATTATTATTGGAGGAGATGGTAGTAGTATACGATGTTGGTCTAAAGGTACATTCAACCCTAAAAAGGTTACTTGCAAACGCTGCCTAAAACACCCTAATTATAAAACAGCAATGGATAAAATAAAATACCCATTATTGTTTTGGAAGGAGAATATATAATGCCTGATTGGATTAATTATTATAATGATTACGTTACTGATTCAGCAAGTACAAGTTCAAGTACTTGGGGTTTATCTGCTTCCATACAACAAATGTATGAAGAGTATATGCGACAAGACCATATAATGGAACAAATGATGTGTGAAGATGCAGAACGGGAAGCAGAGTTGGAAGAAGATAAAAAGAAGTACCCCTTGTTTTACTGGAAGGATGGGATAGTATAATGAGTGAAAACCTGAAAGAATTTCAGAAGAAGTGGAATAAAATGGGAGTAGATGTCCCACGTGATATTCTAAGAGATGAGGCCATTGCAAAAAGGTATTGGATAGCAGCCCTGGAGTGGATATACTATAAGGGCGTATTAGACCCTTCTTTAGCGGGAGATTTAATTAAGGATGAGTTAGATGGAAGTATTTAATAGTTTATTAATAATAGGGCTTATGATTTGGATTGTACATAGGTTGTTTGTCCTAATTAAACGTATTGTAAAAGGATGGGGTAAGAAATGAAAACCACACTAATAAACTATAGAACATACAACCTTGACAGGTCAAAGGTTATACCTATTGACAGAAGGAGTATATTTGGCAATCCATTTCCTTTAAGTAAGTATAGCAGAGAAGAGTCTATTCTTCAATATTCTGTATGGTTTTATAGGCAATTAGAATTTAGACCGAATTTTGTTGAAGCCGTTAAAAAGCTTAAAGGTAAAACCCTTGGATGTTGGTGTCGACCTGAGGAGGGATTCAAAGGTAGATTACTATGTCATGGTCAGATTATAATTGCTTATTTAGAAGGGTGTAAACCAGAGGAGGTTGAATGAAAACCAAATGGGATGAAATGTGGATACCTATATACGAATCAATAAGTCGTGGTCAGCTCTACTATCCATTATGGCATCACTTCTTTTCTCATCTGATTTATATATTGTTGCCTTTTCTCAACAAATTCCTCCCTGGTTATCCTTCCATACTTATGCTCTTGTATAAGGCCTATCATCTTCCCCTGCAACTCACTTAGATTTTTTTGCGTTTTATACATATTAAATCTTCGTTGCATTGTTATATCAATAGCTTGTGTTCTTAACCCAAACACTGTGTGAGCTATAGCCTCTGGCAACGGTTGTTCTTTTCCAAGTCTGGTTTTCTTGCCTGTAGCGGCCTCTTCTAACTTATCCCAATATATCCCCTTATAAGCCAAAGACGGAACTAAGCCCTGCCAGATATATTTCATGCACTTAAACGTTTTCTCCTCAGTAGTGTCCGTATTTTTATATATTTCCCTATCAGTCCACCCTGATTTATTTCTTGATATATCGGCGGTTAATTGAAAAAGCGGATTAGTGATACCTATTTTTAATAAACCACGTTCATTGGCGTCATTCAACTCCCCCCAGGGAACAATGTAAGTCCAGTCAAAAAATCTTAAATCGTTGTTCTTATCCCTATATGGCATAAGGATATAACTTCCAGTTTTCATATGGCTTGGAAGCTCTTTTTTTATCTTCTCATAATCTTTGGTAGTTAGGTCTAATTTATATAAGGAATACTGTGTCATTGTCTTAGCAGCCAGAGGGTACTTGGCTATGGTATGGGGTCGAGCAGCAGCAGCTTCTAATACTCTTGGTAATGCTTTGCGTGGAAATGTGTAGAAGGGCATTACCCTTCTTGCTATTAATTTCTCCCACTTTGCTAAATCACTATAGTCAAACAACCATTTGTTAGCCTCCGTCACAGAATCTATCACTGACATTCCCTTGTCCCTTGATTGCAGGTACTTCATAAACTTGTTGATAAACTCCTCGTGCTGGTACATCGCAGATGGTTTCTTACTTGCTTTAGTTATAAAAGCATTGACATCATCAAGGCCACCTCTAAGTCCCTTGATTGAATGTTTACCAGTACTTTTTAACAAATCACCCATTATCTCTCCCTGAACCTGAGTAGTGCGGGCAAAATACATTTTTGCTATCTTGTACTCCTTTGAACCGGCCTTATAATGCTTTAGGGCTTTGAATGCATACTTACTCTGTTGAATATAATCCATACCGCTCAAATCAAGTAATATCTTGTTCGAGATTTTATTGCGAAAATGGGTGGCTGGATTCCAAACAACCTTGCCTAATTTCCACGTACCAATTGCAGTGTCATACAACCTCTCAAAGTTACCCTTTATCCTCACAAGTTCGGTGACATCATTATAGATTTTTGGATGAGCATACAACCCCCTCAATGCCCCGTAAGCCTTTGTGTCCGGTAGTGGTTTGCTTCTTAATCCTGGCATCCATCTTAAGCTTGTCCAGCCGGATTGTTTTGAAGCAAAATCAAATAGTTTAGCGGTCTCTATATCTGACCCTTGTTGAATTAATCTTTTAACTACAGGATAGGCAGGCTCCTTAATCTCCCCCATTGCCTTGCGAATCTTAAATGGTATATCTTTTCGTTTTTTGGCATACGGTGCTCGGATTCTTTTTGCTGCTCTTCTAAAAAGGGACGGGGCTGTGGCTTCTTTTGAAGTATACATCCTGGGTAAATATCCAGTACCACCATATTTATATGACCTTTGTATACTTTCTGTAATATCATCAATTTGAGATTGAAGTTTTCTAACTAATTTAACCTTACCTGGGAACCGTTTTCTCTCCTTAAGTTTGATGATTTTACCCTGCAAAAATCTCTTTTTGAGAATTAACTGTGTTATACTTTTTCGTGGAAGTTTGGTTGTGTATACTTCTTTAGGTAATATACCTAATTTTTGAAGGGTCTTAAAGTTCTGAGAAAACTCTTGGATAGCTGGGTTAGCCGCTTCTCGAAGTCCAGGCTGCTCGGTAACGCTCCCTTTAATAACCTGACTTATACGTTGCTTTACGGCTTTGGGCCTGATATGTTTTCCAGTCTGTTTGCTTAATTCCTTTGATAGTCTATTTACATCTTCCTTTGCTAATTTTCTACCCAAATCTTTTGCTTTACTTACTTTTGCTCCTACTTTAGCTCTTACTCTTAACTTTGCTCTTTCCCACAAAGGTAGTTTTTTAACACCAACTAATTTTCCAATGGGCTTAATCCCCTTTCCTGCAAGTTTTAATAATTTGCCACTAACGGCAGGGGTAACCGCAAAAGAAGTAGTTGTTCCTGCTGTCCACTTATACCACCCAGGGGCTTCCTCTCCTGTAACGCCTTTATAATATGAACCCCAAAAATCATTGAATGTCTTTGCCTCCTCCGGAACCTCCTTGCCAGGAATCCAAGTCTTGAGACCGGTTAAAACTGCTTCGCCTACTTCCCCCCATTCCCTTTTCGCTTGTTCAGCAGAAATAAAACTCAAAGGTCTACGCTGTCTTTGTATTGCAGTTAATGGGGTAGCCAGTGTATATTCTATTCTCTCAAATGGCCAGGCTATTACCCCTAACCCTACCCACACACCTTTACCAGCAACACCCCCAATCCTTTTAAGTACATTCCAAGAATCAGAAAAAACAGAGGAGTCAGCCTCCTCTAAAGGAATCTCTCTTGAAGGAAGTTGTAGTTGTTGTGCTCTTTGATGCCAAATGGAAGCTCCACCAGCAAGTTTCGCTGAGGCTATACCCGCTAACTTCGTTGTTGGGGCTTTGCCTGCAAGCGTAGCTGAAATTCCTTGTTGGGTATCGTATGCTCTTTTTCGTTCTTCCCATATACCCATTCTATCTCCTTTTGAACCCCTTGCTCATTATGTAGTCCCAATCAATACGTCCAACCGTAGGTTTACGTTCTAATAACCCTGGTTGTCCCTGTGGCGGACGAAGTGGCTCAATTACAGGCTCAGGTACAGGCTCATACACAGGCTCAATATCAATATCATATCCATCACGTTGTGCCATTTGTTGAGCCACAGTTATATCACCACCCGCCGCTATCAAATAACTATCGACTATCTCAAGCGTTAGAGGTTGATTAAGGGTAACAAAATGTGGTGCTTCATCTGGAAACTTGTTTTCTATAATCCTTGCTGCTTCGGGAACTTCCTCATGCCAATTCGGCCCCCATCTATTTGTGGCGTAAGCGATGTGGTCTGCTTTTTCTATAAGAACCTCCATAGGCAGGCCTAATGCACTTGATGGAGCACCAGTCGTCAACTCCCCTAATCCCTGTTGAATATTGTATGGGGTAAACGTGGGCCTTTCCACCCTTGGAGCCAACGCTTTCTCTCTTGCAGCAATCCCCTCCGGCGTATCCTCCCATTCAGGCGATGTCCACCAAGGGGGTATACCATATCTATCTTCCTCGTCACCAGGAAATGCGGAAACAGGAACACTGACACCTGTCTTACTCAACTCCAACTTCTGTTTGATGGGGTATGCCTCTTGTTCCGTTATCCTGCCAGCCAACACCTCCTTGTCTATCTGCTGTATGGCACTGTCTATGCTGTCCATTTTACGTTGGCGTAGTTGCTCCTTACGTTGGAAGTCTATCTGGGAACGCAACTGCATCTTATCAATTTCCCATTGCTTCGCACGTTCCTGCATCTGCAAGTCTATGGCCATATCCTGCTGTCGGAGGGATTGGCGATAATCAAACTCCATTTGCATCTTCTGTAGTTCTTCCTGCTTCCTTGCTTGGCCAGCTAACGCAGCGGCAGTTAGCATAGTTTCAGGCCTGCCGTGCTTTATTTTAATGCCCATACTATTCTCCTATGTTTCTCTAACTTCAACAAAAACTAATTCTGCATCATCAGTCAAAGTATCACTTCCACTATCAGCGACTCTTGTTACTTTTAATCTAAAATATTCTCCTGCAGCGACACTATCCATATCAGCACCATCAGTAAAAGCTATCTCACAATATGAAACTTCGCCAGAGGCAGAGGCTTCTTCATCGGCAACTGAATTATCTGACCCCCAAGCCTTTGTATCTAAATCGTCTGCGTCATTAGTTACTGACTTAAATGCTACTCCCCAGAAAACACCATGTGGAGTTACAGTCGTATCAGTTGCCATCCAACCTAAAGTTACAGTTACACCACCGCCAGTATAGTTACGGGGCATAAACCCGCCAAATACTGCCAATTCATTAGTGTCTGCATCAAAATCTAAAACAGACACAGCGTTTCTTGTATCTGCTGTTGCAGCATTTGCTACTGTTGGTTCATTATCAAGTGCTGTGAAAGTTGTTAATGTAGTACCCGAACCACCACCAAGACCTAATTGGAAATCATTACCACCATCGTCTGTAAACCAACGTGTGCAAGGAGAAGTATTTTTTACCCAATCCTGCCCATAAGCTGCTGTGTCTCCATCTGCTGCTGCTTGTTCTTTAAGGGTTATGGTTCCTTCAACTGTAAACAATGTTTTTGGTAATACGCCGATACCAACCTTATTATCCAATGCGATTGTTACCCCCATAACACCATCTTTGGCAGTAGTTATGGCTGCTTCTTCGTCACCCCCACTGCCAACATCGTATGCCAATCTAAGCAATCCGGTATTGTTTGTACTTATCAACCATCCAGCGTCACCAAAATCAATCGGATGAAACCATAATCCGCAAACATCTACTCCAGTAAATGTAGTCGCTAATCTTAACCAACATTGGCTGCTGTTATGTTCTATATCAAGCCTACATTGAGTAGCATAAGCACCCATAGTGCTTCCAGGTGTTGCTGTCCCAATACCAACTTTACATCCTGTTATCTCAAGAAAATTATTGGTATTATCAAATGTAAGAAGTGGCCCCGCTGCTTGACCTATTGTACCACCATCAGTAATAGTAATATTTCCAACAGTTGCTATTGTGCCAAGAGTAGTAATATTTGCTGAACCTGCCCAAGTGGAAAGTTGAGTGTTCTCTACGTTACCAAGACCAATCGATGTCTTTGCAGTAGCAGCGTTCTCCCAAGCCAATGCACCAGCACCAGTACCCACAAGAAACTCGCTATCAGCAGAATTAGCACCCAATGTATTCAAATCATCAAGTACATCTCCTTGTGCCTGAACATTAGTGCCAATAACTAATCCCAAGTCTGTTCGTACCTCAGATAATGTTCTAATTGCATAAGTATCGGTGGCTGTTACCTTGATAAAGCTATCAGAAGCATAAGTAAGTCCCACTAATGAATCCAAACCAGCATCCCATGCTTGTACATCAGTACCAATAGCTTTTACTTCTAAATCTTTACTGGCATCTAAAGCAAGTAATCTGGACGCAGTATGAGACGCTATATTTATAGTAGTACCAGTAGTACCAAGTGTTATTTTATTGGCTGCTCGTTCTACATGGAATATATTTGCCATATTACCACCCCCAATAGCCCGAATTAGTTGTCATTGCACCGGCCATGCCTACTGGTGGTATTCCAAAACTACCGAGAACGGGTATCTCATCAGGATTCATAAATCCATAGAACGGGAATCGGTAGAGTAAGGCTATTTCAGAAGCTGAGAGGGCGCGATTATAAATTGTTACGTGGTCAATGATACCATCCATGAAGTCAGCCCAGACACTATTTAATTGGAGACAGCCTACTGTTGTATTATCAACTCCACCAGGCGTGTGGTCGGCTGTATCCTGAGTCCCAATTTTCCCATCTAAAACCGCGTATCTACTTGTAGAAGATTCAAAAATAGCACCCCATTGCTGCCATTTACCTAATGTTATTACTCCATCACTACTGGCGGCACTTACTCCTGCGGCATCTCTCACACAGGCTTGCACTGTATTAGTAGTTTTATGAGCACGTAAATAAAGAAAATGCACAGTATTACTATTAGCTACAGCAACAGCCGTAAAATAACTGCTGGGAGTTGATGGTAATTGTTCTACCTTTACCCAGGCAATCATTGTCATAGGTGCACTTGTCAAGACAGCTTTAGCAGCAAATAATCCTTGACTGCTGGAAAGTTCAAAGTCGATACCAGAACCAAAATTACCACCTACCCAAGTTGGAGAATTAACAAAATCCAGAAATAGCCCATTCCCACTCAAATCAAATACTTTATTGCCTGAGCCTTCCGGCATATACCAATATCCAACAAGACCATCGTTGATACTCTCCCCTAAATCAAGTGGCCAGCCCATCGGTGGTTTATTATGATATACCCAAGCCATATCAATCTCCCGTCTGACTCACAAGAAAAGCTATTTCACATTGTGCAATCGTAGCAGTATCTTCAAGAAAGATAAATTTACCTATATTATCAAGTCCGGCAGTAGCAGGATTTGTAACATCCAATACAGTTTGACCAGCAGCCTCTTGTGCCGCAAAGTCAGCTTTTTTTGCGGCGGCGGCGTGTGACAAAGCATTGAAGCGAGTTATATCAGTCCATTCATCTAATGAATTTTCTTTTCGACCTTGAACAATAATCTCAATACCCGTTGTATTCACCGTAGTAGAAGATTGGGCTATATCAATATGAAGCGTAGTTGACCTTGAACCACTACAATCCAGTATACCACTATCCAGGACAGCAGGGGGAGTTATAGTAGTCCATTCCATAACCTGTGTATTTGCCGACTTAGTTATACCAGTAGTAGTCATTCCAGTAGTTAAGGTTGCTTTTACTCTACCATGAAACCTACCACCGTTAGGGTCATAAGCGCCATTAAAAACTACCCTTGCCGCTTTGTAACTCAACGGTATATATACCTGAAAAGTCTTGACGGCCTCGCCTGTTGCAGTATCCTGAGTATAAACATCAGAAGTAGTTTCTTTCTGAAACTGTATACCATCTAAAACTGTAATTGTATCAGCCATTATTCTCTTGCCTCCAAATTAATTTTACCTGCTATTTCTAATCCAGATGTAAAAGCCTCAATTATAACAGTCGAGGCTAAGGCAGCTTGATGTTTATCCCATATCTCATCAGCAACAGCAATTTGTTGTGCGAGGGTTTGTATTTTAGCCCTGGGCACAGTATAAATTTTAATATCAATATTTTCTGAATCTGTATTATCGGTTCTTATAGCTATAATAGATGCTTCGTAAGTCGAGATATTTATAGGTGTTATTTTGAGTTCCCAAGTTATTGCCATAATTATATCCTCACTTAATGGATATTCTTCATAAGGAAATGGGGGCGGACTTTTGATAATAAATTGATACATATATATTGTCCGTTCCCACTGTTCCTGTTCCTGTGTATATTGCCAAGGTAAATGTTTTTCACATACTTGAAATATCTGTTGGCGTTCTATCATAGTGTAATAATGAAATACACTATAAGTATTTGGGCCAACATCAATATGTCCATCTGTACTAATATATGTTAGTTGGTACGCAGGTGCAAACAGTTCTTCAAATGGTTTGAAGTCTATTGCCATTTTTATACTGCAAGATAATAAGTAACTGTTACGCCTACATTACCAGCAGTTGAACCTTTGACATTTAATGCCTTATTTTGTGTTACTGTATTTAATGGAGTGCCCTCTGGGAAAGTAATCGCACATCCACCATTAGCTGCAAAATACATTTTACTTGTTACCGCCGTAGCATCCCCATCTTCAAGCCAATAGTTACCAGCAGTATCAACTGAAATTATAAGTGATGTTACGAATATTCTTCTTGTTGCTGTTGCTGCAACAATCTCTCTTGCCGTTGTAGTATCAGCATTATCAAGGGTAGCTTTAGCTGCTTGTGGTTGTAAACCAGTACATAATCTACCATACCTATCAGTTACTAATCTGGCAGCATCCGCATCAGCACCTACATCTGTCGGTAATGCCGTACCGTAAGCTGCCCCCATTGTTTGAATACCATCAGCAGGAGCAGCAGAAGCGTGAGTAGCATCCCAATCATCTATAATTTGAACAGCAGTTTCAATATTAGTTGTATCACCGGCAATAGTAGCTAAATGTGCTACACCATCATCGTCAGTTGCTATAGTTACTCTTTGTGTCTGTGCTGATATTGCTCCCTCACCAGCAGCAGCATCCGTACCTGCTATATTTATATTAACATTACAATAATTGGCATCATCCCAATCATCCATGATTTCTACTGCCGCTTGAATATTATCAAGTACAGTATTGTCTGTAGAGCTAAGATTGGCTGTCACTGTTCCATCAACAGTAATTGTATTTCCACCATCGGAAATATGAAGAGCACCATCAGCATCTACTTGGAACGGGCCAACGTCCCCATCGGTAATGGTTTGGGGTGAAGATTGGTAAAGCCCACCTACTAAAATATGTTTTGAGCTTCCATCAGACCAATCAGCGTCATCAATATAAACGGCATCATCTATTAACTCTGTTGCTGTTTTTATTGCTCCTGTATCCGCATCTATTGTTCCTAACAATGCAAGAGCAGCGTCACTATTAAAATCCTGCGTCCACAAAGCCCCCTCTGCTGTACCCCGTAATCCAATCCAATCTGCTTCTGCCGGCGTTACTGTGGTAAGTGCATCATCACGTTCTACCATTATAGCACTACCCACTTGCGGATTTGCGGTAACTACATCCTCGGTGTATTCTGTACCGCCGCCTGCTCCTGTGACGTGTAATTGTCCGGTGCTACTAACCCTAAGAGGTACATAATCACCATCGGCAGGTGTCAATGTGGTAAGTGTATCATCACGAACCGCCAGAGCCATCACACCTGTATCCGTAGCCCCCAAGGCAGAATCCCTTGCTTTACCAAGACTTGTGGCAGCCACGCCAGGAATTATACTAAGAATATCTACATCACCAATGTCAACACCACTATTGGCCGCAAGTTTGCCTATGGCTGCCGTTCCTGCGGTCAGGGTAACGTCACCTATATCTACTCCACTATTTGCTGCTAACTTACCAATAGCATTAGTACCTGCTGGTAGAGACTCACCAAATTTAATATCGCCGATATAAGTAGCATCGGTAATGTCATTAGCCGGTGCAACTCGCACAGCATTAAGTTTAACACCAATATCAGTAGCTATTGGTTCAGTGCCATTAAGCGTACCATCTACTAATTTAACAAACTGAACCAAACCTTGTGCATGTGTACCGTCTACTTGAATATCATCAGCGGCCACAGTAGCACCTGACCCTGGAGTTACGTTTATATTGTCAGCCATAATTTTTCCTTATGTTGTGTAGGTTAAAGCAAGTAAAAGTCCGATTGGGTTTCCTGTTACTATCACAGAAACAGCAGTAAAATACATCTCATCATCGTCTACATAAAATATAATAGCGTCACTTGAATCTTTAATTACTGTTCCTGCCCATTCAGGCGTTGCATCCGTATGAATATTTTGTGGGCAAGAAAGGGTTATTGTTCCATCCCCATCATCGGTAACTATTATTTGATTTGTAGTACCTGCTATCCATGCCGTTAGGTCAGCAACTGATTCAAAAACTTTACCTGAATCGGTAGCAACCAATCTACTTGCTATCAAATCAGTTAAAGTAATACTCTTGAAAGGTGGATTTGCAGTATAACCCAACTCTTTAGATATTCTTCTAAAGTTTTTCTTGACACTGATATCACAATTCTTGGCTTCTGGAAGCAACGGCATCTTTTACCTCGCTAACATTTGAAGTAATGCTGAGTAATCAGGGTATACATCTTCTATCCTTTCAAGGAATCCTGCCTTTTGTCCCATCACACCAAGCTGTCTTTGCTGCATAATATCTTCAAGCCTTAACCGTGCGGGAGCACCAACATCTGCTTCCCATTGTTTACCAATACCGGCAGCGGTAGTCGTACCATACATACCACCAGAAATCATTTGCTGCATTTGTTGTCCAACACCTTTGGTTCGAGCAGATTCTATTTCTCCCAAACCTCGTTTCTCAAATGCACCACCGGGCCCGACCATCCCCATCATTTTATCATACATTGCTTCAATCTGTTTTCGTCTTTGTATATTAGCCCGCCTTGCACTTCTTGATTGAGCACCAACTTGTCTTGTCACCGCTTGTTGTTGTCGAGCACGATTCCTGGCAGCTATATCCCGATTCATAGATGCAATAGTTCTTTCATACCAACCCCCGCCAGCTTGAGGCCCAATTTCCACTTCGCTGCCCCTCGCCATTCCAAAATCCCACCCTGTTTTGAGTGCCATAGTCTTATCCTTTTATCTTATTTTCCCTGCTTCTTTTATCTCGCCGAACACCTTATTGATGGCAAAAGTTTCAGAGGCAGTGGAGTTCAATAATTTCAAACCAATATAAGCTCCACGAACTCTTGTTCGGATTCTATCTTTACGGCCAGTACCGCTTAATGTACCAGAAGTAAATGGTGTATCACCATCCTTAATTTTTTCAATTACTGTTTCTGCATCATCCCCAATGTGTATTTCATATGATACACCATCTGTATCGCTAAAACTTCCACCTGCACCACCCCCCGCTAATTCAAAAACCAAAGACGTCAACCGGCCCTCCCTATCATTATCCTTTGTCAAATGCTGAATAGGCCAAACAGCATAGCTTGATATGGCATCATCACTTCCACCAATATCATCATCCTTTGCTGTTTCATCAAACTTCCTGATATACCCATCTTTGCAACCAACCAACAAATCTGCATAGTCATTATCGTTTGCAGCATAATAAAACAATGAATAAGGCCCACACTCGTCAGGATAACTTTCAGGAAAGAACCCTCCGAGCTTTAAGTCATACCAATAATTAGAGTTACTCCCATCAGACAGCTTAGTGATACAAATTAGTATTCCGTGCCTTTTTCTATCATAAGCCATCGTGATACGATGAGTCGATGGGTTGGCATCCTCATCACTAATTAAATTAGGCAATGAAATCTCAGTAAGGTTCTCAACTGAACGAAATCCAAGTGGTATCTTATAAATTCCACCTGTTCCAAAGAAGTAAAGATTACCGCCCCCATCAAAGCACCAACTGTTAGCACCAAACATCCCCACAGTTAAGTCAACCTCATCTATCTCCCCACCAGCGGCGGGGTCTCCTGTCAACACCCATATAGTTGAGGCACATCCAAAGATTAGGTAATCATCCTTGTAGGGAATCAAAGCTCGTATAATGTCCCCCGTCTCACCCGCATCAGCATTGTTTCCTGCGGCTGCCGTCAATGGGTCGGTAGAGGCATAAACCCAATTCCAAGGGTTACCTATTTTAGACATATACCACTGGTGAGGATAATTGGGATTACCAGCAAGAACATTCCTACCACGATATAGGCATCCAAGATATGCCTTGGTTGGCATCGTACCGCTTGCCCCACCAGCGTAAGGTGTCCAATCATACCAATGCGGATTATTGGCTACCGCCGAAGGCACACGGGTTTCAGGGGCCATACTTCCCCCAGACAGTGTGTAACCTGCAGTAGTAACAAAAGTCCCGCTTGTCACATAACCGTAGATTTCTGTTTTGGCAGTATTAACAAAATCAACTATCATTGTAGCAGCAGATGTTGCTTGTGTTACAGTTGAACCTCTTGTCGGAGCAGTTGTTAGAGCAGTTACAGTTAATTTAGTATTAACAAAATCTGCTACTTTGAGATTTGCACCATTAACCACAAATACTTTCTGGAAGGCTTCATACATATTGAGTTGGTCACTGGTGTCTATATCACCATTAGCTGCACCCAACTCTGTCATTGTTCCTGCACTCACTTCGTACCATACCTCGTCAGTCCCGACAGCAACCAATCTTCTAATAGTTGCTCTTTCATTTATAGAAACAGCCATTATATTTGCTCATAAAATATCGTACTATTAGCCGCAACTACTAATCTTCTAATTGTGGTCATAAAATTCAAACCAGTATATTCCCAATCCGTTCCCTGAGTTCCAGGTGGGTTGTCATAAGGCCCAGCACCATTACCACCACTGATAAGTCTATAACTTACCCGTATTTGGTCATAATTAATAGACCCAAAATTCCAAGTATCACCTGTTGTCGTGCCATATATATTTGTAGCATCTATACGCCACTCATAAGTAGTTTCATAGCCCAGTGTTCCAAAAGCAATAGCCCAATTTACGGCAGCTTGGGCATCCCCAACTCGTACCCAACTGTCACCTTGTATACGAAAATAAACCTCATAGGTATCGGCAGCAGGGTCAGAAGCATCCCAACTCAATGGAGTTTCATCCAAAGTTATATCTGACCCAGTGTGAGAAGGTGATGGGTTAGTGGGTTTACCAGGGAGAATCGGGTCGCCCCAAGTTTCAAATAATATATCAACACTTGATACTGCTGTCCAATTACTGCCCGAATCAGAAGAAAGTAAACTTTCTCCATTAGCGTATGTTGGAGAAGAAATATCTGCTTTCGGCATTACCCGATTATCTAAATCACCAGATGCTGTTCTCATTACAATAGCATATCTGGTTGAAGCAGATAACGCATAAGGTATAGAAAAAGTGTACTCCACCCACGCACCAGCAGTACTGGTAGTGTACGAAGTTGGGTCGTCCGTTATAGATGCGAGGTCTGCATCAGTAGGCTTATTATTACCATCTACAGCTTTTATACTTATTGTTACTGTACCAGGAGCACCTATTTTATAGACCAATAGTTTAACGGAACTAATGGTAAAACCAACAGCTAATGTAGTAAAAGTTTGAGCCTTCCATTTTGTAGCATAAAAACCAGCGGCACCGTCCTCGCCCGTAATATAATATTCAAACCTATCTGCCATACTATACCACCGAAGCTACGGTGCAACAAGCAACTACAGGCTGTTCCGCTGCACCAACCTGCGTACCTGCTCCCCACTTATCAAGCCCAGGTCTTTGAACAATTATAATTCTTCCACCAAAGCCCTTAGCCCTTACATTGTTCATATACTCAGAGGTATTAGGTGCTGGTGTATCAGCGGGTAACCCAACATTTATCCCACGAATGGGAGGAGTGAACTCAATGTTTGCCATATTACTTACCTCTTTTTATTCTACGTAACATAGCATCTGCTGTTTCTCTTCCCCGACCATAGTATGCAATCTTTTTTCCTCCCTTTGGCTTCCCTGCTTTTACCCATTGGGCAAGGCCCATAGCTTTTTTTCCAACACCTTTGTGATACGCTTGCCACTCAGTCAATAAACTTTTCTTCTTTTTTGTTTTTCTTTTCAATCGCCACGTTTTTATTGGGCCTGTAATTTTAGCCATAATTATCCCACCAAGTAAGTTATATCAATAATTGCATTTGCATCTGCACTATAAAAATAGAGTTCTGCTACATCTGAAATAGGAACCCAAAGCGGCTGACACGCCGAGGCACTTGCTTCGGTCGTACCATCATAAATATACTGTCTACCTAAGTCAACGCCTAAAGTGGAAGATGCTGCAACACCAAAATTCATTTTTACAACTTCTGTATTAGCAATAGCAGCCTGCACAAAACACCCCTTACAAGGCAAACTTGTACCACCATTGCCTTGACCAACATTAGTTGCACAAGTAACTCTAACAGAACCACCTGTAGGACAAATACGCTGCTGCTTACCATCATACTTTGTACCCATTATTCACCCCTTTCTAAGTGGCCTCATTACTTAACTCTACCCAGCCAAGCGTACTGCCCATCCAGACCAAATCTGAATAACCACCAGCAGCCGTCATTTGGGTGGCACTATCACCAGTGGTGGCGGTTACATCTACAGTACTGGTTGCGGCATAAACCTCAAGTATAACCAAGCATCGCTGACCATAATATTTTCCGTTTGGGAGAGTAATAGTCATAGCACTTCCACTTGTACCATCAACTCTGATTACTCTATCTACAATAAAATTATCCGATGCACCACCAACTCTTGCTGTATAAGTAGTAACTGTAGTTGAAGTTGTTAATGCTTTGGTGCGGAGGTCGTAGGCCTTCCGCTGTGTTTCAAAAAAGTTCCCAGCACTTGCCATAATTTTGCTTCCTTAATTAGTTCTTTGCATTAAAAAATTTTATACCCCCACATTAGGGATATACGTTATTTTCTGTGTCCGGATATGTAAAGTAACCTCTCGGTGGAGGCCATACTCTATCCTTATCTGTGTACAGATTACCGATTTTGTCAGTGATAGTTACTTTATCAAATTTTATTAACGTTTGAATCAACTCCTTTGATTTCATTGTATGATGAGTTGTTGCCATATCGTCCTCTTGCATTTCAGCAACTGCCAAACAACTTTCCAAGATGGCCTCAATAGCACGAATCCCACCAATCACGAGGTCTGTGGTAGCTGACAACTGAACGGGGTCTGCCCTGTAAAACCCAGAAAGGGTTTCAGCTTGACCTGGCGTTGGATGCAGCCACAACTCATACAAAGTACCTATCTCAATGTCATATCTAAGTGGTGTGACGGCGAAATATTCAGGATAGCCTGATATAGCACCACCAGTACGCATACTAAGAATTTGCTCAGCGTCTCGCTTTAGAAGCGGGGGATTAGCAGATGTGGTATCAAAATACAAGGTGCTATATACATCCGAAAAATCAATGGGCAAAGCATATTTCCATTGTCCAGAAGTGGTAGTAAAATCCCAATAAACCTTTAGGAACTCCCATTCGTGAGGTTGCCCAGTTTGCATATCAATAGGGTATAAGAACTGACGAATACCCCTATCAACCAAAGCTTTGCACAAAGTTAAGTTAGCTCCAGTAGGGGTTGTACCTCTTGCTGTAAGTCCTAAGAAATGGGACACTTCATCATAAAGATTTTGATAAGATAATGTTAATTTTGCCATATCACTCCTAAATGCTGAAAGGGGGCAGGATGAACCCCGACCCCCAATCAGCCGGAGACAGATTACATATCTGTCTTTACTTCTTTTTTAGCTTCCTTTGCCCCTTCATCTTCCTTAATTAACCTTAAAAAAATTGATAACGCTTCCGCCACCAATCGGTGTTCAGCAGGTAGTCCCTTATCCCGCTCTGTTACTTGAAAAAGTACATCATATGCTTGCTTACTATTCATAACTGTCTCCTTTCTTAATCCAATACACACAAGATTGTTCTGTAAACCCACTTCGACCAACAACTTTGAAATCTTTTGATAGATATTTTTGTTGGAGTAAAACTTCTGTTTCCCGTCCAGCATCGTGAACAATAATTCTATCACTACACTTTACTGCTGTTGCAAAACTACATTCTCTATCAATATGTTTTCCAAGAATCCCTGGCCCATCAATAAAAATCAAATCAAATTTATCAGGAAATTCTACAGCTTTCTTACCATCCCACATCTTTATGTCTAATAAGTTTTTACCTTTGTAATTACTTGCAGAAAGAGCGTCTATTGCCTTCTTCCAATCCTCGCTTGTTTCAAGACTGATAATATTAGAGTGTTCTTGTATAAGAAGAGATGAAAGACCACAACCAAACTCTAACATCTTTTTAATATCGTTTCTTTGTATAATACTTCTAATAAACTTCCAGTCTGGCCAACTAATACTCATTCCACCCCATTGTAACCCAAGGTTATAAGGAATAACCGTATCTTCCTCAACATCGGCCCAACTCATTGTTTGAAACAAACCCAGTTTTTTAATATGTTCACAATATCTATGTGGAGCAGTATAAACTTCAAATCCAGCCCTCTCAGCCTTTTCGCAAAAGGCAAAATCAGTTCCCATTGTAAGTATCCCATCCTCATCATACTCACAATGAAACGGAGCTTTAAGATTCTCAAGAACCTCCCTTTTAATTAAAATACAACCAGTACCTACTGCATCTACTTGTAAAATATCTACTTCATCATCTATAGCAGATAAATTTACTGATGTATAACCTCGATTGCCAGGACATTTTACATAAGAAGTCCAATCTATTACCATCCCCGTTTGCCTAACCTTCGCAGGAAACCCCAGTATATCTTTTCCAGCGGAAACCATTTCAAGTGGATTGTGCATAGGAATAACATCATCGTCTATCATAAGAAGATACTCACAGTCTGTTTGTAAGAACCTTCGTGTTATCTTATTTCTATTACTTGATATGGGATGATGCCACGACTGACTGGGTTCCTCCATAATAAGGCGTACCCCAGGTGTATTAATCATTGCTGGAAGAAGCTTAAATGCCACCACTGTATGTACCCAACCATTGTTCAAAATAGCTACATAAACTTTTATTTTATCTTTCATTCTGTCTCCATTAAAACATAATAGGGGTGGAATTAACCACCCCCATTATATTATTAAACCTTACTGTTAGGCTCTTGCACCTAATTGAGCAATTTTTACCCAATCAACAGTCACATCCTCTGCTGCCCCAGTCACTTCCATAATGGCAGCCAAACTCAAGCACATTGCAGCATTGGGAATATTGGTAGTAGTCTCACCCGTTTCCACTAATACACCATTGACATAGAATTCAATTTTGGTAAGACCTGAAATCCTAAACCCAATGGTTTTATAAGCTCCATCAGTAAAAGCAGCAGTGTCTATCGTAGCATCGCACGCAGAACCCCGCTCAGTTACCGTACCAACTTTATTATCGGCACCGTCAACTGCGTGGTAGAAACCTGCTCTGTCCGTGTTATTATCAATACTACCACCTGCAAAAATAGAAGTATCAGTTGCACACAAACCAACAAACCACTGGTCTGTAGCATCAGCTACTTTAACGCGGGCTTCAAACCAAATAGTACTTGCGGCAACAGGTTTGAACCTACAGCTAAGAAGTTGAGCCTGCACACCCTGGTCGACCGTTGAAGTATTGTCAGTATCAAGTATTAGTGCTCCTCCCTCATCAGCAACAGGCTTAAGTGTACCAGCATCCGGTATCTGTGTTATCGTCCAACCTTCGCCACTAACCAAATTGGGTGCACTTGTAAAATCATCAAAATAAGTGATACCTATACCAGGGTTACCATCTATTTCTTTCCAGGGGCAATCTACCCACAGCAATTCACTTGGTGCAATTCCCAAAGTACCAGGAATAAGATTGTCTGCTCCCACCGGAAGTAATTTTGCTTGTACAAGACCAGCGGTGGAGCGGTCGATTGTTTCAGTAGCAATCGCTACACAATCTAACATTCCAACTTGAACAGCATTTACCAGTGTATTCGCACCATCTTCAAGATATAATTTATCACGAGCAACGATACTCTTGTCGGTATAAACTTGAACAATAGCCCCATTAGGAACATAAATATCAAGTATCCTCGGCCCTGTCCTACCGCACCAACCACCCTTAGCAACTACACCAGCAAAAACAATTTGATTGGCAGACGACGGCTCTTCTACACGAATATATTTACCTTCATTGTGAGTACCAGCAGATGTGGTAGTAGACGCTGTTACTACACCATCACTAACACTTCCACCAAACCAGTTGGTAGTAGTATCATAATTGTAACTAAGGGCCATACCTTCATAAATCGTATTAGACCCTTCATAATAAACCCTGACTCTATGAGCAACAGGGTTTCCAGCCGTTAAATTATCCATTTTTACCCCTCTAAAAAATTATTGGTTGCCCGTACCTATCCATCGTTTTCCTTTAGCTGGGCCTCCTTGTGTCAATCCTTTTTATTATTTATTATTAAGACGGTGTAACCGTACTATTAGTAAGCAAAAACCCACAGTACTTAGGTGAACTATTACACCAAATCTGATACACCAAGTCCATATACAGTTCCATAACTGTATGTCGTAAGTTTGCTGGTTGTTTGGTAATTCTAAAATCCCAATTCCTTAAAATGACCGGATATATAAAGTTATGGTTCAATCCAAGAATTGGATTAGTGCCATATACCGATACATTGGCCGTGTCCAGCGGTGGAGTATAAACCATAGGTATACGATTGAAACCCGGCGTACCATAATGGGCATCAGGACGATAACCCATATTATCATCACTCTTTGCATAAAAAGCATTAAGATTTTTGATAACCGTATCATTCGTATACATTGCGTAGTTCACTTTCTCCATCGGTAACTTCTCAGGAATCACTGGAGGCTGGAAATTCAACTTCCTCGTAGCTGTATCAAGAATGGTTAGTAAACTATCATCAATGTTATTATCGTGGTCGCCAAAATAACTCGCCCAGTCAGTGTAGGCAGTAGCATCAATACCAGCCTTGTTGAAACCAGTACCAGGGGTGCTACCATCATTGTAACAACCGTAATATCCAGTAAATCCACCTGTAGTTCCAGTAGTACCCATACCTACCCACTGAAATACAGAATAAGGTCTATTAGTATCGGTAGCACTATTTCTACCATTAATCATAGCATCAAGTACTTCCTCTACCATATCCTTAACGCAGGAATTATACTGTTGTTTCCATACATCATAAATCGCTGCGGGGGATTGATTGATGTCCTGCTCAATCAAATTCCACATCATACCGCCGGTGGCCTTCGCCCAACCCAAACGATATCTCTGATTAATGTTATCCTTAATCAGACTATCTTGTGCCCAAAAACCACTGTGTGTAGCATTTCCCTCGCTACTAAGAGTCACGTGACCCTCCAACGCCTTTCCTACAGTCTTAACATTACCTCTGAAAAAAGTATTGTAAAATTGATAATTGGAATAGGCATAAGTAGCAAGAGGGGGATTCTTTCTACGAATATCCCATAGAGTCCCATACGCTATATCAAGGTTCTGTGCGAATGTAATCTCTGCCATTTTTTATCCTTCCTAATTATTCTCCATAGTTTTTAACTCCTGCCTTCCTTGCAGCTTCACAAACAACCTCAGCTTGACGTTCCTCCTCATTCTCAAATACCCTCACAGTTTCCTTACCTGAACGCTTCGCAGAGAGTTTAGTTTCGTGCTTCTTCAAATCCTTTATCAAATTACGCTGCACATCCTTTTCCAGATTCGCTCCCTTGTACCAAGTCAAAGCAATATCCATAGCGTCTTTGACAGGTATTCCGCTCTGAATAAACGGAGCGGCTTTTGCCCACACTTCTTTACGAACAACCATAGTGGGAGATGTAGGCACAACTTGACCCTTCTTAGGGCCAGCAGGGTATTTTAAGAGTTCATCGGTTTTTCCGAATACCTCAAAGTCCTTACTTGCCTCATCGAACACTTGATTGACCGTTTGAATCATAACCTCTTCATCCCTGGCACTTCTCACCTTATCCGCTTCTCCTATACTTTCCTTAATTGCGGCGAGTTCCTTCTTTATTGCGGCTAATTCTTCATTTGTGACCTCTTTCTTAGCAGTATCATCGGCAGCTTTGGCTTTAACCTCTTGCTTAGCCTGGTCTTTACCAAGTTCCGACTTATCCTGCTTTGCAGCATCCTGCTTCTCCAGACCTCCGTGTCTCGTAGCTTCGCTCTCCTTGTCTGATATTTCTGGTATTAAACTAAGTAATGCAGCATCATCAAGGTCAGACGCAAATTCTTTAATTTCATCTTCCGTCCAACCTTGTTCTAAACAAGCGTTAGTAAACGCATCTGGTATCTCAGTACCATCATCATCTTTATCTTTAGCATCGGGGTCAGTTTCACCCAATACGTCTCTCTTTATTTTTGTAACAATATCCCCACCATCCTCTTCTTTATCCCCAGAGGAATTAGGAACATCATCTATTTTAACATCTAAGTCTTTAGTGTCTACTTCTTTAGTATCTGCCTCTTTAACATCCCCCTCCAACTTAGGAGCAGGTTCAAGAGCACTTGTAATATAAGAATTAAACTCTGTCTCTTTGTCTGCCATTATTTAGTCTCCTTCTTTGCTCTATTTCTTTCATCGGCATCCGCAATTCTACATAAAGTACACAATTTTTGAGCAGGCGACCTACGATAATACAAATTACCGCAACCCAAACACCTGTGCAAAATACCATAAGATTCAAGTTCCTCATTAACCTGTTTAGTAACTAACTCTTTAATATGAACTTCGTGGCTTTCTACTTCGGGTTTCTTCTTTTTGTTTCTATCTTCTGGTGTCTTAGCCCCAGGCCATAATTTATTACACTGACCACAAACACCATCTACTAAACCATCCCCTGACCCAAATTCTGCCTCACATACTTGGCATTTATTTTGTTCGTTCATTTTTGTCTCCTTTAATCTTCCAAAGCTAAAACCATATTTTCTGAAATTATAATGTAGCCATCATTCCCTATAATTGGGTAAGCCCCTAAGTGCGGAGGAGGGGGTGGAAATATAACAATGTCTCCTTCGTTAATGTTCTCCTCTACTTTAGGGCCAACCCTAATTACTTTACCCCTTAACCAAACATCTTGAACTACATCAGGCATCACAATCTTTCCAAGCTGGTCTTTAGATAACTGCTTAACTATAATGTTCTTATATGTTGGTTTCATCTAACTCTGCCTCCAAAAAAATTTTATTTAATCCCGACCCTTGAAATCTTTTGGGTCATATTCTTCGTAATTACATTGCTTCATAAGTTTTAATTTCTCAGCACGATTTTTAATCAAGGGACGATAACTGTGGCCGAATTTTTTCCAATCACATTGGGGCGATAATTTTCTTGCCTCTTCAATTTGAGTTTCTGAAACCCCTAAAGTAGCAGAATAGCGGGGATTTTCCCCGTAAGCAATATTTACTACTTCTTTTTTTATATTAGGGTCATTAACAGAATGTTTCTCAACACATTTCCCAACTAAAATAGTTCCACAAATACTACAACCACCGTAACTACCCCTACCAACATGTTTGAAATATTTGTTGCATTTAGGACAACATGCTCTTACAACATAAATTACCACCACTAACCTCCGCTACCTTCATACAGTGTTTAATATAGTCTCTCTGAGTCCAACTATACTTACCACAATTACACATCTTACAAAGAAACTGTAAGTTTTCTATTTTGGTTTCTCCTCCTTTACTAAGTGGAATAATGTGGTCTAAATGACAATTCAAGTCTAACTCTTCGCCACATAAATTACACTTACCTTTTTGACCCTCACATAAATCTCTTAATTCTTGTTTATTAATTTTCGTTTTGTAATGTCGATTAATTGCACTACACTTATAACCTACCCAATCCATCTTTTTATATTTATACTTTAATTTTCTTGCATATCTACAACAACATTTTTTGCAAATTCTAAATCCTTGTTTTTTATGCTTATCATATTGATTATCTGTGGCCAAATCAACCCCACATTTTATACAAATTTGTTTATTATCGTGCACACGATAAATATGCAGCCCATTCCATATACGTTTATTAGCTAAATAATTATCTACAGTATTTTTTGATAATCCCAACTCTTTTGCCAAATCTTTACAATTATCAAAAACCTCACCGGTTTCAAAAATAATACACTCTGTAGGAAGCATTATACTTTCCCCACTAATACATAAAGTAGTTGAGAGGAGGCATCGTCACCAATAAACCTGATGCCAGCCATTGCTGTTGCATTAGGATTTATGGGTATCACACAATGCTCCCCTTCAAGAAGGTATATCTGTGAATCAGTAAGAACAGGGTCTCCTGTGGTTGCTCCAAGTTTTATATAGAAATTACCGGTTATAGCCTCAAGATATAAACTAAACCCCTTCCCAGCAGCAATATCACCCAAATCAATAGAAGTACCAGTTGTTCCGGTAACAGGACTTCCCTTAACAACTTCAATCGGCGTAGAACCAGCAGTAAACTTATCTATTAAAGTCTCATTTCCAGTATAAAGCCCAGTGATTTCAAAAATACTTGTGATACTTAATTCGGCTGCCATTTATTTAACCTTCCCTATCATTTTTTTGGGAATTAACAACTTACCCATAATATCATTTTTAACTGTTTTACCTTTAGTATGCGACACCGTGACAAAATCGCTATTTTGGCTTATGAACCAAGCAGATGTATAACAATAAACTTCATCAGGTACGGTACAAACATCCTTAAAAGATTTCCAACCCGCTTCTTCTAAAGCATCAAGCCACTCAATATAAACCTTATCACCAAACTTTTTGTTTATTTTCATCTTTTCTTTCTTTTAAGACGCCTTCTTCCCTGCATAAACTTCCTGTACCCATCCATATTAAGAATAGCAAAGTCTTGGAGGTTTTTCAATGTCATTTCAGGGATAGACTTTTCAGGCATGTTTCTTCTTCCGTTTCAGATGCGTACCAGTTATAGTTTTCTTCTGTTGAGAAGCATAAAATACATCCTCACCTTTTTCCTTACCGTAGTGTTTTTCCATTGCTTTCTTTATCTTACGCCCCTTGCGAGTCAACGGCATTATTCAATCCTTTCTAACGCTCTAATTGCATCATACTTTTGCAGTGCTAATTCAATAACTTCCGCTCTAACAGAATAATTCATGCCCTCAGTAGCCGGAAAAATATAATGCCAGACAAAAATACCAAGTATATTTCCATTTCTATCAAAAATGGGAGAACCAGAATTTCCACCATTGGCAGGACAATCTGTTATTAACATATTCTTTGTTTTACCATAACTATCTGGCATATTAACAGCAGATATAATTCCTTTAGTTAATACTGGAAATACACCATACGGATTACCATATATCCAAACATCTTCACCAGGTTTAGCATCATCAAAAGACAACGTGCTTTCGATATCATTGGTATCAACTTCAATAAATCCAATATCTATTTCTGTTTCTAAATACCAAGATTTTGCTTTGTACTCCTTGCCATCAATAGTAAATATGTTAGCGTCAGATATACTATCAACTATGTGTCCAGCGGTAAGTATCAAATCATCTCTGACAAACACTCCTGTCCCCTGCCATTCAACAAATTCACCTGTATACCAATCTACCTCAGTACTAATAACTTTAATTTGAACTACGTTTTCTAATGGTAGTGGTTTATTAAGACCCAACCATAAAGCAGAACATAGTATTACAAGCGTCAATAACATTACTACAGTTCTTATTCTTTTTCCTGTACTCACTTTGTTCCACCACCTGTTCTTACTTGTTGTTGATTCATATTAGCCGTTCTTGATTGAGGACTGCTTCCAAAAGTATCGTTGGCCTGCCCAGGTGATTTGCTGCCCACATTTGGCCCTTTAGGTCGCTGCTGCTGTCCCATCGACTCCATCATATACCCCACACCAGAAAGCTCATGTGGTATTGCTGTATGGTAGAATTGGTTGAAGTTCTCAAATCCCATATAATCACTGAGTATTCTTGTGACAGTAGGCACATCAAGTTCCGCACCCTGAGCCGCCGCAAACTGGTATGTCGGCAATACCCACTGGGTCATAAAGCCCATTAGTTCCTGAGCCAATACTTTCGGCGAAGTCCTTTGTGTGGAATATGGTCTAATACTAAACACAAAATCATAGAAATCCCCAACCCTGTCAGCAGAAGAAAACACCTTTGGTAACTCACCCACACCTGGTATCTGGTGCATCAACGGTATATATTCAGACGGGTCTTGTAAAACCTTCCAAGCCAACTTGTTTATAATGCTCGTCATAAATCCCTGAAAACGGGTGTGCATATTATTTACAATTCTTGAAGCATTTTCAAATATCATCTGTTCTTGACCCAGCGTTGGTGCCTGTGCCCCACGCCCCGCAAGAACATCTGGATTAGCTCCTGTCTTAGTAAATGATTGTTCAGCAAAGTTCATCCAATTATAATTCTCGGGATTCACCCCACCAAATGAAAGCTTCTGAATCTCTTGTGGATTTGCAGCCTCCAAAATATCAAGGTTTTTAGCGTTTGGGAGCTTCTTACCAAATTCTCTATTCTGTGGTTGAACCGCAATTATATCCTTTTGGCTCTCAGCCTGCTCCCTTGCGGTCTTAGCAAGTACATTCATTGTAACATCCAAGTCGTGCCACGCCCATGCTGGCGGGATAGGGTACGTAGTACCTGGAAAGAACTTATACCCCAAGAAGTCATACGGGGAACCGCCTGGCCCATCCTCTTCAACAGTATGAAGAACCTTAGCCGCTTTGCCGTATGGCATTATAGTAATAGTAGTACCTTCATCGTATAAGTACAAATCTATGAAAGAAGTATACTCTCTTAAAGACAACCTATTCAAATCCCATTCACCACTTGAAATCTTCTCAGGGTGATAATCACTTGTCAATTTACAATCAGAGGATATATCATCTGCATATTTATGATATAAGTCTTTGGCATAGTCTGTGGGAAGCTTGTAAATATCCCCTTCAATGATAAAATCATCCCTTGTCTTGGCAGCAACATCCCCAATATAATCAGCATCATCAATGACCCGTATTACATTGTTGCCATATTTTATAAGGTTATCATCAAGATTTATAACTCTGTCATACTCAGTAAATGTTCGAGTAATACCCGCACCAAACATAGAATTTATGGCAGCAGGAATTAAAGTTCTCTCTGCGAAGTTCATCTTATCAAGGATGAAGTTTAGAGCTAATTGAGTAGTAAACGCCCAAGGCCTACAATTCGCTATCTTTGTCTCAACAAGAATCTTAGGGTTGCCCTCTACAAGATAAGGAACTATAGTAAATACTCCCCTATCTATGAGGTTTATTAAGTGCTCTCTACCGTATCCGGCATCAAAGAAACCAGAAGCCCACAGAGCGAGAAGTTTCTGTCGTTTCTGTAAGGGAGTTTCTATCCGCTTCTGCCACGCCCTCACCAACTTTTGTAGACGAACTTCAAATCGCTCTTCTTCGCCTGTACCGTTGTCGTAAAGATACTTCTTAGTTTTCATTTAACTCTCTGATATAATTTATTTTTCCTTTATAACCTCTCTTATAATAAAGGCAACCTGTCGGAAACCCAAAGGAAAAACCACAAGTTGCTCCACCGCCTATCAACCATATTTCTTTCAAACCCCCATATTGGTTGACAAGACGTTCTGTACCCAAAGACTTAAAAGCTTTAGCTATTGGACAAAGAAAAACAACATTATCTGAAACCTCAAAACATTTCTCCAAAAAAGCATTGTAAATAGAATAAGGCGGATTAGTTATTATCCAATCAACTTTTCCTCTATAATCAAAGAAATCCTTACCTTGAGTAATCTCGCACCATTCTTTAGGTCTTGGTAATAGTTTATAGAAAATACCATCACCACGACAAGGCTCTAAACATCTCCCATTAGGTCGATAGTGGCTGATAACTTTTTTAGCTATTTTTAGCGGGGTTTGTACTAAATCGGCAGCCGTTGCTTTTTTTGTTCTATTCGGTTGTGTTGGGCCGTTATTTATCATTCTGTCTCCTAAAATAAATATCTACGAATCCTAAACACTTCCTTCTAAATAATCTCTTATTTTATCCTTCAACCCATAAAATTCTGTTTCATAAATATCAATTAAATGATTACAATTATCACAAACAAGTCCCCTTACTTCTTTAGTAAAATGATTATGTTCAACACTTAAAATTCGTGTAAATTCAGTCTGATGTCGCCCACAAATAGCACAACAACCCTGCTGTTTATCAAACATTTGTTGCCACTGTTCAGAAGTTAAACCGTAACGATTTTTAAGATTATACTCTCTAAAATATTTTGTAAGTCGTTTTTTATTATTTTTCGTCCAGTTTTTTATATGCTTCTTTTCCAGTTCTTTTGCACATTGCTTACAATGTTTTTGGGCGTTTGCTGCTTTTATAAGTTCTTTTCCACACTTTATACAAAATTTACTTTTCAAAATAAGTATCTCCTAACCTCAAACCCACTCTTTTCTTTTTCTAATTTTTTATTAACATCATTAAACCTTCTCTGAAACGAATTGACGGGTGGATTCTCCGCTACCTGCCAATCTCCCTTCATTTGCTCCTTGCAGGCCAACACAGCCAACCCAGCGGTTATAACCCTGTCACCATGCCTCTCCAAAGCTCCGGTACTTAAATCAGCCTTCTTGGAAACTACAGCACCTGCCCCCTTGTCCCTAAACACATAATCGAATAACTCATCGAGCAAGTCTTTATCGTGAATTATAATTGATTTATACTCTTCAACATTATCGGTTAAACCACCACTTAATGCTATCGCGAGCCCACCCAATAAAGCATCTTTTTGTTTTGCACCTCCAACCCACCCCCATTTTTGCATTATCTTCCGTGTTTTGGAATCCTCTCTACGTTGGGTATAAATGTATGGGTATCTATGAAATACCAACCTTTCAGTAAACATAGTACCACAGCCACCACCAGCGTCCCAAATTATATATGCTGGTCTGATACCGCCACACCAGTATGCCATTGCTGTAACTATATCAGCTAACGTTTCTGGCTTAGTATTAGCATCTGCCCACGCACCCACCTGCTCGTAAGTATTCCTGTCATATACCATAATAGCGGAGTTAGCAGAACCCAGCCCGTATGATGGGTCAACCGCAATAATATAATTATGTCGTTGCTCCGGCCTACTGAATGGTAACTTTCCCCACCATTGTAATCTTCCCACTATTCCAGGTATAAACCCTATATTCTCAGTATTCATCATACCATTAGAATATTGAGCAATATACAACTCTCCTGTATAGTCAGGTTCACGAATGTGTCTACTTTTTATCTCAGTTAATACAGCGTGGTCGAAAGGCGTTTCGGCTGAGCCAAGAGCTACGGCCAAACAATTACAGAAAAAGTCTCTTTTGTTTCCACGCCTTTTCTTTTCTTGTTCGTCTAACCAAGGACTTCTATAAGGAGAAGGTATACCTTTTAGGCCATCTGCTACAAATAAACTTTGCAAATGCTCAGGAAGTCTGGCATAATCAATCTTAGCAGACTCTTGATTTTTGAATAAAATCGTATTAATTTTTAATATACTCTAATATTTCAGGATAATGTTGTCGATAGTATTCTACATCAATTAAAGTAATTTCCCCAGGTTCAGACGTTTCATAAAGGCCAGGAGCCTCTATAGGCGAATCGTACCATATCAATTCTATAAATTCCGTTGTACCTTTATTTAAGCAAAGATTAAAAGGATGATTCAAACCGTACCAATGAGTAGATGAATATATTACACATTCGGCAACATCGTGAACTGAACCTTCAATAGATTTTGCAGTCGCAGTATCAAGCCTCCCAAATTCATCCAAAAGAAGAGCGGTTCCCCTGCTACCCGCTGCAAAATTTTCATTGGTGGTATCACCAGAAAAAGAAGAATTTGTAGCAGGAATAGTTAAATTCATATCCTTTCGACAAGTCTTAGGATTATACCCTGTCAATTCAAGCCACCAAGATGGCAAATAATCAAAAACCGAGTCTATCTTGGCAAATAAAGTAGTTGGGTCGCCTGAATTGTCGACCAACTCCTTTTTTCTTGAACCAATAATAAAATGGGAGTCTGGTTCCAATAACGCCTTTGCAGCAAACAATTTACAACAAATTTCAGATGCTCCTTGTTTTCTACTTTTATTTAGACCTGCATCCCGTTTATTGTCTATACACCAGTTCAGCCGCTCAACTGCCGGTATCTGTGCTGGCCGTAGTATAAACGGCTGATTCCTTTCACCAGGCAATAATTGTGGATTTAACGTCCACGCCGTGCTCGAAAAAAAGATGGGGTAATACCTTCTACATAACTCAAGGAATATTTGTTGTAGGGTTTTGTCTGTTGCAAGTAACTTATGCAACTCAATCCGAAACTTTATATTTTCCTGTATTTGAGTAGGTATTGCTTTATAAAACCCCTCTGGCGTATCAAATATCTTATTTTTTGGTTTTGACATCTATTGCTTCAAGCAACTTTCCAGCAAAACTCTCTATCTCTTTCTGTGCTATTTCTTTGATTTCTATAGTCTTTTTATTGATTTCGACCCTCTGTACATCTTGGAAGTATTCTGGCAGCCTACACTTTAATATAAAACGTAGGAGGGCTTCGTTAGGTAATGCCCTTTTACTCTTAACCTTCCTACCATCAACTACTTCCCGCATCACAGGAGCACCCATCTCGTCCCTATTATTAAGTATATTTCGGTAGGTCTTATCTTCCTCCTGATATTCATACCCCAAAGCACATTTAACCGCTGCCACGATAAGGGCAATGTCAGCACGTTGCCGGGCAATCTCAAGAAACTCATCAACTGTGGTACACTCCGCCTTGAGGTCTTTAAGCCACTTCAAGGAGTCCTCGCCAAGTGCACCGAGAATCACACCTACATCTGCGATATTCGAGTTATTATCAAGAATATCTTTTGCTACTATGGCGAAGGCTGCCCCTATGTCTTTTTTAGGACGTGCGATTTTAGTCTCCTCTTTAATCTTGCTATCTTATGTGATTCCGCCCATATCTTATCAAAAGGGTATTTCAAAAACCCGACCAATCCAAGCCTTTTTAACCTAATATCAGTCAGATGAGGGCCACATAAACAGAATCTCCCATAAACCCTAAAACTATTATATTTAAGCTTTTTATAACTTTGTTTATATGAAGCTTTAGGGTATAGATACTTATAATGAAAATACGTAGTATTTTACGGTGGCGTTACCGGCTATTAGCCACCGTTATCTTTTGTGGTTATATTATAAATAACCATAGTCCTCTCAAAATACACCCAGAATTGGCTACGTCCGAATATCTTATAAAGCCGTTATATTGTAGTTATAGGCAATTCCACAAACAAACCCTATCAAAATAGCGTTATACATGGATTATATCAAGTAAATACTTGTAAGTCTATGCTACATAAGCAATAAAAAATTTTCAAAATATTTTATTTTTTTTACGATTGTAATGTGTTCTTGACTATATTTTAGTTATAGGACTTATCATACACAAGAGAGATATGATATTTTAATTCAGTATTGATTAAATTAAGTGGATATATAACATACAAGAGAATCAACCATAAAATATAGTCCTGTATTATGGCAGAGTTAAGTACAAAGATGTACGATATTATAAGGTTATTTTGTATAAACTATTTATGAAATAGGACTATGTCAAGGTAAGTATAGGACATGAAATATTGAAAAATATGGTTATAGTTTTCGTAGCCTACACACCTCCCCTTGCTCCTCTATTCATAGATACCCTACCCCACCCCACCGCTACAATCGTTATAACTGATGTGGCCGTACCTTTGTTATATAACTACCTAACAGCAGGGCTTATACCTAATCTTGTTATATAATTACTTAACAGAATTGGGGGAAGTCCGATATACTAATTACAACCTGTATGGGTTATGCCGGTTGTAGGGGCTGTGAGGGGTTGTAGTGGCTAACACCAGCTATATCAACTATGCTATTTACATCCATTGTATCGCCTGTACCATCTATCCCTTATCCTATTATATACTCATCTGCTGTTAACTATCTGTCTAACATTTTACAAAGTTATACAAAGATAAATTTTATTTTTTACTTGCATTATCCTGATAATGTGTTATACTTTATATGTAAGAACCAAAAACAGAAAATAACAAAAAGGATAACGAAAATGAAATTCGGACTATTGGATAATGATTATGTGTCAACTGCACAAATGCTACTGTTGTGCGTAGCAGCATATATCTCATTATTGTAGGGATTGATAATGAATAAACAAAAACGGACTAAGCCGACTAAATGTCGCAAAGCGAACAAGCTACGCTGGCAGGTTGTTTGCGATAATTGTTATCGTAAGCAATACTGTCAATTCTTATTGACTACGAATACTTGCATATTGTTTAGACCAAAAGAAAAATAAATTTTCTATTTGCATTTTTCAATTTATGTTGTATACTTTATATAGTTAAGCAAAGCTATTTGACAAGTTAAAACAGAAACCAAAAACAATATTGTTTTATTTGAAAGGTTGAATTATGGCAAAGCCAAAAAAGGAACGGGGTAAAGTAATTACTATTGATGCGGTCAAGAGCAAGTGCAAGGAATGTAAGGCAGAATACGAAGCCACAAAAACAACGTATGAGAACGGCGAAATTGTCATATCGCCCATGCGGTGTGTGCCTTGCCAGACAGCACACTTGACAAACCTGCGAGTCAACAAGACGATAAAGGATATATCATTGCTCGGCAACCTAAAAGCCCGTCTGAATAAACCTGGACAGAGGGACGCTGTAATCGGCGTAATTACAGCAGCAGTTGAAACCCTGATGGACAGATTTGCAGGGAACGCCATACAGGCAAGTGCCTTTGACCTAAAGAAAGTCAAGGCGTAATAGTGCTGGTTAATGTGCTGTATAATAAGACTATCGAACCGACTTGGGGTTAGCATATACAGCACATATCCCGATACTATTAAACTACGAGGATTAAAATGAGTTATGATAAAAACAGTATAGATTCACAAGCCGAACGTGAGGGAGCAGCACTAAAACAACAGGGACGGTATACACAATCGAGATACCGATGGATAAGATTACAGGAAGGACATAAAGCGGCAATAGAAAAGAAAGCATTTAGGGGGTAAAGTAATGAACACGCTAATATATACTATTGCCATTGTATTCTGTCTGGTAATGGCAACAAAAGGAGAATAAAATGTATTCACTGACAATAGGTAACACCATATTAAACCGATATAAACTACAATGGAAAAACTATAATGGCAAGCGATATTATGTATATAAAACCTATATATTGCATGGTGTATCCTTGCAGTATGTAAAGGCCAAAGCATTAAAGCTGTTTGGTTGTAAACCAGATAATATACAGAGAATATAAGGGGATTGTAAAATGGATATAGAATATAATGTGGGCAGTGATAAAGGGTATTGTCCAAAGTGCAAAAAGGAAATAAGGGACTATAGGCCCATAAAATTAGATGGTGAATGTATTGGCTACCCTTTTGAGTGTGGGTGCGGTTACAGCGGTACAGAATGGTACAACTTAATATTCACTGAAATAACAGAGGATATATAATATGTTTAATCTACAATCCGAAGTACAAAGATTACAACAGTTAAAGCACGATAGGGTGCACGGCTTGCCAAACAAGTCTAAACAGCATGATGCCAAAGTTAAACAAGTGGACGGTGTACCATTCGATACAAGAGCTGAACAGGAACATACATATATGCTACGGCGTTTTCGTAATTACTCCAAAGATTTTGGCAGGAGGTTATCTAAACGCAAAGGCCAATCACACCATCCTGGCGGTGGTTATGCTGGATGTACAATTAAAGGAGGGTAATATGATAGACAGAGAGAAATTGTACGATTTAATCTACACCAAAGCAGACAAGCTGTTAAAAGAATATAATCCCTGTAATATCCATAAAAACAATCAAGGGTTGTTAGTATGTAACAACAAACAAATGTGCAAAGATAATGAAAAACTATGTTGTTTCCAGTGTAAATATCAATCAATAAACGGATGTACCATAAAATGTTTGGGGTGTAAAGTAGCATTATGTAATATCCCATCAAGAACTTTTCATCAGAAGTTTCAGTTTGACGGAGATTGTTCTCGTATAAATGCAGATAAAACTTTCAAAATAAAAATGTGGAAACTTGTTAGAATTACTATGAAGTATAAACTATTCTTTTTACATGCAACTAAGGAAGAGTTATTTGAACATTATCCTATCATAGAGGTGTCTTATGCAACAATATGAATATGAATGTATCTGTGGTTATATCTGGATAGACAGTGAGAATAATGGCTGTCCGATGTGTGGTGAACAAACGAATATTACTGCTGAACCATATACAAGTTTACCGCCAGATAAATTAAATAGAGGGAAGTAAAATGGCAATAAGAGAACATTATAGTCATACGATAGCAGACAAACACAGAGACAGAAAACGTAAAGATGCCATTGTTAGACAAAAAGCACGAAAACAACGCAGCAGCAAACAACAATTAGCTAAACTTGATGTTGGTGGTTATACAGCCAAAAAAGAACGAGCAAGGTTGGAGAAATAAACTATGCCAGCAACACAAATAAAGGTAAAAAAATTATCTACTGAAGATTTATCTGCATTATATAACCGTATATACGATATTGCGGATAGGCTGTTTAAGAAATATAACCCTTGTAACATTCGCACTAAAAATGGAAAAGCAAGCTGCACTTGTTATTTACATTCAAAATATAAAGACTATTTGTGTTGTACTGACTGTAAGTACACTTCTCCAACAGGATGCACTACAAAGTGCTTGGCTTGTAAGTTATTTATGTGTCCTCCTGTGTCTCGTGTGAATAGAAGGCTCTATCACCAATTACAGAGACTGAGTAGATTTGCTTGCAAACATGATTTGCCTGCCGGAAAATATTTTTATCCTAAAAGGAAATGGTTGAAGGAGATTAAAAATGGTAAACAAAGTATACATTGTTTGGTGCAAACTAAACAAAAGTACGGATAAGTTTGATTTGGGTGTATTTACCGATAAATCAAAAGCTGATAAGGTTATGAAAGACCATTCCAGCGATATGGTGAAACCGAAAACAGGCAAAGTATGGATACAAGAGTATAGGTTGTCTTAGGAGAAAACAAATGAATAATAATAAAAAACAATCCGAGCATAGCTACAGGGATTCTGAAAAGAACCCCAACATACAATTCACTGAATTAACATCTGATGACATATCAACTCACGAAGATATTTATATTGACATGCTGGTAGGTTTAGCTCCTAAATGTTCTCTGCCGTCCGTCCCCTCTGGTACATACGAGGGTATGTACTACGGGTATGCAATAGCAGAAGCACTAAAATCCAAACAAATGTTTCATAAAACATTTAAGTAAACAAACTTTATTAACTTTATTTAGGAGAACAAAAATGACTGCAAACAATGCAAGTTCAAGCGGCGGTATTGGTATTTGTGGAATGTTGTTTATCCTGTTCTTAGCATTGAAGCTAACAGGGTATATCACGTGGTCATGGTGGTGGATAACTGCCCCGCTATGGATACCGGTTGCCGTTGTTGCTGCTATTCTTTTAACAGTATTGGTGGTAACAATACTCATGTATGTAAAGTAACAAACAATCAATCGCAAAGCGATTAGTACACAGGGTGTCAATATAAATCTTTAATGTGAGCGATAAAATCGCCATGTAGCCGACAAAGTTGGCAGAAAGGACAAGAAATGGCAAAGAAAAAGAAAACAAGCAGAGTATCACCATCATTACCCTCAAAGAACCTCGACATTACTACGTATGATGATTTAGTAAACGGGGATTGTTTTCTGTGGGAAGGATGCTTGATGATGAAGTGTGATGCAAGTAACCAAGAAGCGTTTGACCTCGATAGTGGTGATTATGGTGTTGATATGTGTGATAAGGGAGCAGTTATCCCTGTTGACATTGAAATCACCTGGAAAAAGAAGTAAGCACACTATATATCTATTGGGATGTATAGTTTAACCAGTGATAAGGGCAGCAGTGTCCTATGATTGCTGGTCGGCGAGGTCGTCTAATGTAGGACACTCCCTCTCTGGGGGAGCAATGTAGGCTCAAACCCTACCCTCGCTATTGTATGTAAACTTAGGGGAAATAATATGGCATATAAAAAGTATGATTTCGCTGAAATACTAAAAGAATGTAACAAAAAGCACGGTACGCACCATAAACTTAATAAGCAAATAAGTAATGCTATGATAACATGTGATATCGGCAACAATTCTTTTATGGTTTCATATACATGTGATGATGCCTCTCACAAAAGAGGTATATTAGATTTTGTATATTACAATGTATCCACGTCATCTCTTTTTCTTGAAGATATTATAGACATTATACAACACAAAGGGGAAGATTCTTTGAACCTAAGAATAGAAATATGGCCTTCAAGCAAGATAAGCTACGCTTATTTGCAAAGTAATTATCACGCTCCAAATGTAGGTAATTTAGGTAAGAGTTGCATGCGTCTCGAAGAAATGCAAAAAGCATTGAACTTTTATATTAAAAACAGAACAAAGATTGTTGTAGTTGTGGATAGTAATAACAAAATTCATGCCCGTGCTTTGTTATGGGATAATGTTAGAAGTATAAAGCTCAAAACCCCATTTACTTACTTAGATAGAGTATATGCAAGGTCAGACACATTTTTATGTTTGTTTTATGACTTAGCAAAAGAAAATAAATGGAAGTGGTATCCTACGGTTGCAGTTAACTGTATGGACAAAAATTATTATAAAGAAGATATATACGCAGCGGGTATGTGCCATTTACCTTTTATGGATACATTCAGATACCTATATCATAAAGATAATCTTCTTACTGCCAGCAGGGGCTTAGGTATAAGCAAAAATTCTGACTCCTATACAGCTTTGAATGAATACACAAATCGTGGGTATTACCCAAGTCTTGACCCTGACAGGGTGCTGGAAGCAATTAGTAATAAATATATATCCAAGAAGGATGCCATATTTGTAAAAAGGTATGATGCTTATGTATTGAAAAAGAATGTTGCAGATATAAATGGTACCTACTACAGTACCTTTGATAAAAAGGTAGTAAAAACAAAAATTGATGGGTATATACTTAAAGAAGATTCTGTAACAGAGGCGCTTACTGGTGAAACAATAGACAAAAATAATGCAATACAGTCTGCTAAATACGAGGGGTACATACATAAATCTAACATTATACACATCTGGGATGAAATATACCATAAATCTGACAACAACGTTATTCATTTTGATAATAAGTGGTATCACATATCACAGTGCTTTATAAATTATAATAGAGTCGGTGTGAATGACGACCTTGCAACACAAACAGGCTATACGCATTGTCCTCAAGACTATACACCGTATTGGAGAAGGACAAGAGTGAATGATAAAAATAGCAAATATATAGGGCTTTCAAGAAAGGGTAATTTGATACCAAAAGAACACGCAATAATAGCGTATGACCTTGTTTACAATCCAATAGTAGACGATATTGAGTACCAAAAGGTATATTGCACAGACAGAAAAAACCTTATTCTACTTATTACTGGGGAGCTTATAATAAACTCACCCGAAAACAAACAACACTTAAAAAAGTTTAGTAATAAATGGTACATAAAGCAAAACTTTAGGCTGCCAGATAAAAACCAGTTGCTATTACTTGAAGATAAGAAATAAGGTCTACGGGGAGATTTTATGGACACTTATTGGTTTAATAAATTGATTGAACTGCTCAAGGTTCAGACAAATAGCGAAAATGAAAAGCTGATGGTGCTGTACCTTGACAAAGAGCTTAGGAAATTAAAATTACCTTACCAAATAGATGCTGCTGGTAATGTTATTGTTGTAAAAGGTAAGGCAAACACATATCCTTGTGTGGTATCACATATGGACACTGTGCACGACTTCACAGACAACTTTAACGTGTACCAAGATATAGACGACAAAGATATACTGTTTGCGATGGACGGTAAGACAAGAGTGGGTGTAGGTGGAGATGATAAATGTGGTGTGTTTGCGTGTTTATATTTATTAAAAATAATACCTCAAATAAAAATTGTATTTTTCTCAAGAGAAGAAAATGGGTGTAAAGGCAGCACAGATATAGACAAAGGGTTTTTTGCTGATTGCCGATACTTAATCCAATTAGACAGGAGAGGAAGTAGGGACTTTATTCAAACCTATTGGGGCAATAAAACTATATCCCATGATTTCTCCTCTGAAATTGGGCTGATAAAAAGGAAATATAAATACAAAAACTGTATCGGCACTGTTACTGATGTAATGAAATTATGGAATAACAAGGTTGGGGTTTCTTGCATCAATCTATCTTGTGGGTATTATAATCCCCACTCCAACACTGAACACATATCTATCAAGACTCTATGGCATAGTATAGAATTTACAGAAGAAATAATAAATACCATGCAACCAAAGAGGTATACTTCTCTGCCTCCCAAACCAACTATAGTTAAAGTATCATATGCACCATTCTCATACAATTCAGGTTATAACCAATGTTGTAAGTGTAAAACATGGAAAAAAGAAGCTCTATTATACGAAGTCAAGGGCAACAAAACGGGTGAAATGATGTGTTGGTCTTGCAAAAGAGGCCCTGCCAAGAATAATCCAGTATCAAAGGAAAAAGAACAACAAACTAAAGTATGGGATAAAAATACTGGTGGTAGTATAATCTTTGCTTGTCACGAATGTGGAATAACAACAGCTCAAATGGAAAAAGGTGATTCGCTTAAACATATGGGTACTGATAATCAGTTATACTGTAATAAATGTGCCTCAATATTCTTTGCACCTATTAAAAAACCTGTGAATTGTGAAATATGTGAGGATATAATTCCAGAAGGCCATTATCGTACGACAATACAAGGTATGTTAGTTTGTGGAGTGTGTGCTCACGAACTACACAAAGGGGATAACCTCCCCAAAGAGTGTTTTGTGTGTAATAAAGTAATACCGAAAGACCATAAGATAATAGAGAGATTCGGTGTACGTGTATGTGAAGATTGTGCTTGCCCAAGCGATATTATAGTTTGTTAAATAGCTTTGTTAAGCGTTTATCTAACAAGGTATGTCCTATAATACAGTGTTAAGTAAGTATCTAACTTATCTTCGTTTAGAAGCTAAAAAGAGGTATAGAGATGGAATTTAAGGTAGGTGATAAAATAAGAGTTACAGAAGATTTCCTATTGAAACTACCAGAACTTACTGACCAAGTAAAAGATGGTGGTGTAATAATCAAAATCTTTGGAGTTGAAGCGAGAATAAGATTTTATAGTGGGCGAACTTATAACATATTTTTTAGCAGTTTAGAGTTAAAATCAGTAGAAAACCAACAGCTATTATTTGAATTTATGGAACAATCATGACCAGAAAACAGAAAATAACGCTTGTTTGGTTTGCACAAAACTACTCCTTACAAACCATAGCAAAGAAGCAAGGGGTATCTTTGGCGACTATACGGGAACGTATAAAGTCGCTTAGTAAACACTACCCGATAGAGTTTGCCAACACCATTGACTTGCGTAATACTTACAAGAGAAATCGAAATAATCTTAAAAACATCCTTAGATTTGCTGACTTAGATATAACAACTGGGGAACAGTTATCGGAACACGATGGTGGAAAAAACAATAAAATAAGAGAAAAGTTTTAACCAATAGTTACAATAGCTATAATCGTTACAGACGTAAGATAAATATTACAAAAATCTAAAATTATTTTCAGAATTATTATTTATCGGGCGTGAAAACCCCCCTTATTCTGGGTGTATTATGACGAGACGTATGTTTTTTATTGAAAAGTGAATATGGGACGGCGGCGTGTATGCTTGCACGTTAAAACAGCGTTGCGGTAAGACACGGGGGCATTGCGTTTTTGGCCTGTCAATAAAATCCAGTAGGCAATTATCTCCCCCCCGCCCCCATAAGTATATTACCTAAGTGCTATATAACTTTGTTTATAAAGCACAGTAAATATAAACGTAGTAATATAATATAACAAGTATAATATAATATAGGGGGTTGAAGTGAAACGAGAAGAATTGGAAAAATACCTGAACAAAAATGTGGCAGTTTATCCCGACAAAACAAAAGTTGGCTCAAATGGCTCTAAGTTTTTTAAGGGAGAATTAGTTAATTTGGCAGATACATCTTTAACAATTTCTCTGGATGGGTGTACATATGCCTCAGAGATTTGTATAAATTTGGATATTATAGCGTTTGTTGGTTTGAGTAAATAGGGGTTTATATAATGAAGTGGTACGAGAAATTCAAAGTTGGACAAGAAGTTAAGGTCACTAAGAAAGTGATTGTTTGGAGGTTTCCTAATGATGGTGGATGTTCTTGGGCCAGAGGTATGGATGAAACAGTGGGTAAAATCTATAAAATAGTTGATATTGATGTGCATATAGGGTATCGGTTGGACACAGACAGTAAGGTAGAGTATGATTATTGGTATCCTGTAGAGTCTTTACAGGGGATGGCGGGAATACAGTTATTATTTAATTTTATGGAAAGGTAGTATTATGGGGCAGTACACAGAAAAAGAAATACAGGAATTTCGTGATAAAGATTTAAGAATTAGTAAATTAGCAATAGTAAAATCACTAATTGAGAAGTTACCATTGGAGGAAATCTATGAAGTCAATAAGGTTAAAGAATTAGCAGAGAAGTATGTTGATTATGTTTATGAGGAACGTAAGGAGACTACAAAAAGGGGTCAAGCTGGCTGCGTAGCCAGTAATACCAAACCAGATTGGGGACAGATAGCGATAGGATTAAATCTTGCTATACCTAATAGCCAAAACATAAAGATACTCAATCAAGTACTCGGTGAGTATAAAAAGGCAAATAAAGCAAGTGCTAATCCTAACGATGTTCTTGTTCACATTCTTAACACGTTTGGTAAGTATCCCGCCAAAACAGAGAGTGTAGAGAAAGTTGTTCAATCATTAACAGAAAATTTGAAAGGTTAGAAAAATGGCAAAGACAGTGTTGAAAATTGGTGGCAAGAGTGTAACGATTGACACCAACAAACCCAAAGTAGCTGATTTGTTATCTCAGCTTATGAAAGCACTCACCACTCGTGAGTTTCCGATTGGTATGATGCTTGAACACGAGAATCAGAATAACTATTTGCTGGCAAGAATCAAGCAATCCAGCGGTGCATTTAGAGCTTATCTCATTAACGCAGAGACGGGTATTGCACGCAATAGTACAAAGAGGGTTCTTGTGGAAGAGCCAGAAAACGGTCATGGGTATGTCACAGACTTGCCGTGCAAGAAAGACCGTTATTACGACCCTGAGGATAGTAGTAGTTTTATCGAAGTAGATGAAAACGGAAAGGTAATATAAATCTACTTCGTAGTTAGTGAACAAAGGCGTAGGGGATATTTATGTGCCTCTACGCTTTTTGGAATTATATTATGATTAATATAATATTCAAAGTTGGGGACGGGGTTAGAATTATTGATTGCTCTTCAACAGAACCTTATAAATTAAATAAGATAGGTACTATTGTATACATAAAGAATTATGGTGATGGGTGGACTACTTATGTTGTAAATATGGGTAGGCCAAGACGCCCGAATAATTCATTTGATGATGAAACTTGTTTGTATTTGCAGGAAAGAATGATAGAACTGGTAAATAAACCAAATGAACAATTAGTTTTTGATTTTATGGATGATTAAAGGAGGTTAAGATGAAGCGAGATAGACAAGCAAGACAAATTGGGCTAATATCTGCTAAAGAAGTTAAGAGACCAGGTAATTCCCGCTATCGTGGTGGTAGTGACCCAAATAAAGGCAAGAAAAAGAGATGGTGGCATGAGTTTGTTTGCTCATTATGTGGAAAAGTAAATAAAGTAGAGCCAAGAACTAAATCTAAATGTCCATGTAAAAATTAAAACTAATTTGAATAGAAAGGATAATATTATGGCGGCAACAACACCAGAAAAAACGGTAAAGGTTGGCGGTATCCAATTAGCAATATGGAGCAACGAAACGACTAAGGGAACGTTTCAGAGTATAACAATAGATAAGTCGTATAAGGATGGTGAAACTTGGAAGAAAACCAAGAGCTTGAAACCGACTGATTTAATTAAAGTACAAATTGGAATTAATAAGGTTCTTGAATATCTATACTTGAAACCTGATGTAATTATACCGAAGAAAGATGATGATAATATACCGTTTTAACAGGTGATTTATGAAATTTAAGGTTGGACAAATAGTAGAAGTTGTGAATAATAGCAGTATGTGTGTATCAATAGATGCTACTGCTGTAGTAACAAAGGCAAACCATGATTTTATGGGCTATGACCTTATTGATGTAGCATGGAAAACAAACTCCGGTAATCAAATGAATGGCGGGTATCCTTCTTACTATTTCAAACTCAAATCTGTACGTGGTGAACAATTAATGTTTGCTTTTATGCAAACGAGCGATTAGCAAAGCTAATCTTACTATTTAGTTTTATGGATGATGACTAAAATAAATAAACCAAATTCTGATGCCGAAGTCTTTGAAATAATGAAAAAGTACTGCCAAGATAAAGGATATACTTTTAGTGACATACAGTTGGATTACATGGCTCAAAGTTGTTACCTTCATTTTGAAAGCCGAGGGTGGGTAAGTATAAAATACTGGCCTGCGGTAGCTAAACGCTGGTGTCTGAATAATTTGGATAAGCAGTATAAAGATACTTATAAGGCTGAGCCACAGCCTCAAGGTAAAAGCATGAGAGAAAAAATAATGGAGCAGGAGAGCGATGGGTAACAAAAGATATCCTGTGGGAACTAAAATTATGTATATGCCTAACGCAGACAATGTTTGTTTTACGGCACGTGGGGATATTGGCAAACAAGGGACAGTTGTCAAGGATTTGGGGTATCAAGTAAGAATTCATTTGCCAACATCATCAAAGTCATCAAAAACATGGCGAACACTGTGGAAAAATATGGTGTTATTACCACAAAAGAATGAGCAGTTATTATTTGATTTTGCTTATGAGGAAGGCTAATTATGGTAATCACAAGGTTTGGAGAATATAGTGGCTAATACAATTAGAGAAGTTCCTGGCCACAAAGGGTATTATGCTACAATAGATGGTAGAATATGGTCTGCCCCTAAAATTGGAAGTAGCACAATGGGGATATATCTAAAGCCACGAGCCAAATCTTGTGGGCACTTGCAAATGTGCTTAATGCCAGATAAACGGAATTATTATGTGCATAGATTAATATTAGAAACATTTGTAGGTAAATGTCCTGACGGTATGGAGGCATGTCATATAAATGGTAGCCCAGCCTGTAATCATATTTATAATCTACGTTGGGACACTAAAAGTAATAACCAAAAAGACTCTATAAAATATGGAACGTACCCAGATAAAAGTGGAGAAAATAATCCATATTCCAAACTAAAAGAACAAGATGTACGAATTACTGTTTATATGTATAAGATTGGTAAATTTACTCAAAAAAAGCTTGCAGAAATATATGGTGTAAAGCGTCAAACTATTAGTGATATAATTAATAAAAGAAATTGGAAATACATTTGGAGGAATTAATTATGGTGGTAACTCGTTTCGCACCGTCTCCGACAGGCGAGCTTCATTGTGGTGGTGCAAGAACAGCACTATTTAATTGGTTGTGGGCAAAGCACAATGGTGGGAAGTTTATCCTCCGTATCGAGGATACAGACCGTAGCAGGTATAATGAGGAATCGGTAAGTAGTATAATGGAGGACTTACTGTGGCTCGGCTTAAATTGGGATGATGAAGTACCCTTCCAATCACAGCGTTTGGATATATACAACGAATTTATAAACAATCTACTTCATAAGAACATTGCATATAAGAAGTCGGACACTCTTGCGGTTTTTCTTGGTGTACCCAAAAACCAGAAGATTGTTATACACGACACAATAGTAGGTGATGTAACTTTTGACACCAAACACATTAAGAATTTTGTCATACGGAAAAGTGACGGGTTCCCGACATATAACTTTGCTTGTGTGATAGACGATTATCTGATGGGTGTATCCCATGTTATTCGTGGCAAAGAACACTTGAATAATTGTGCCCAACAACAAATCATCCGAAACTTATTGGGTATAGAGGGTTGCCCAGTCTATTCCCATGTATCTGTTATACTCAATATTGATGGAAGTAAAATGAGTAAGCGAAACACCAACAAAGTTAGTGTCAAAGATTACAGGGATAGTGGTATACTGCCGGAGGCTTTGTTGAATTATCTGGTTTTGTTGGGGTGGAGTATTGGGGGTGATAAAGAAATAATAAGTTTGAACGATTTGATAGGTGTTTTCTCCATTGGCAAGTTTAAGAAATCCAACAGTAAATTTGACGATAAAAAACTCCAGGCATTTAATCGTAAATATAGGAATATAGGACATGGGTGATAAAAGATACCCTATTGGTACTAAAATAAAGTATAAAGGACGTAACGGTATTTTCAGTAAGCGTCTCTATGGTATGACAGGAAAAATAGTGGGTATAGTAAAAGACTTTCCTTTAATTTATCTGCCAGAAGCAAATGATATATCTGCGTACTCTACTAAAGAACGTCCAGCAACAGTACAAACAAATTGGAAAAATATTGAGATGCTGCCACAGAAAAACGAACAACTACTATTCGCTTTTATGGAATAATATATGCCATTATATAGTTTTAGGAAGGACATGGGCAAGATTAGGGATTCTATGGGTAAGCCTTTCGATGGTATACCTTCTGGAATAAAAGCATTAGATGATAAGATTTTGGGTTTTGGTAAGGGGGAGTTGTGCATTATAGGTGGTAGGCCAGGGTTAGGAAAATCATCATTGGCGAGGGACATACTATTACATAACAGCAAACCAGGAGTTACAAGTGATATGAGTTTGTTGTGCACGATGGAGATGCCCGCCTATGAGATATGTAATTATATGGCAGCTACATTAGCGATGGTTAGTTTTAGAGACATACAACAGGGCTGTGCTACCGAGAAGATGGTGGAAAGATTTAATGCAAAATGTGACGAGTTAACCAAGTATCAAATATACATTCAGGATGATTCATCCACCACACCAGAAACTATCCGGAATGATTTATTAACCATCTATGAGGATTACCCTGTGTCCTGTTTAATTGTAGATTACTTGCAACTTATGTCTTTACACAAGCCTGTTGAAAGCAGGGAGCGGGAAATAGCTGAAATAGGCAGAGATTTGAAGGCAATAGCTATGGAGTTTAACATCCCAGTTATAGCCCTTTCTCAACTAAGTAGGAAAGCGGAGTTCAGAGAATCCTCCCGACCCCGTATAACAGATTTACGGGAGAGTGGGTCATTAGAACAAGATACAAGTAAAGTCATTCTAATACATAGACCAAGTTATCATTTGCAGCAGGATGACCCTAACATAGAAGATGATGGAGAGGCAGAACTTATTATTCCTAAACAACGGGGTGGCAAGAATAGCATAGTTAAGTGTGCATTTATCGGTGAGTGGACATCCTTTCGTGATTTACCAGAAGAGGAGGATTTTTAGATGATGTTTAGAATTGGTGATAAAGTAAAAGTAATTTACAATAGCGGCGGGTCTGATATTGTAAAACAAGCAATGAACAAAATTGGAATAGTTAAATCTATATCTTATGATTCTGAAAATCTTGAAATGGTTTATATTAAATTTGACGAGATAATATTCGGTGGTTTAACAACCGTAGGCTTTTTCAAAAATGAGATAGAAAAAATATCCACCAAAGGCCAACAACTATTATTTTTGTTTATGATACAATGAAAAAGATAAAATGTCCAAAATGTAAGAAAATAAAGACCACAACGTGTTTTTATAAAAGTAAACGGACTAAAAGTGGTTTATATTGTTGGTGTAAAGAATGTTGTAGTATTCATAACAAAAAGAATTATAAAAAAGACAAAGAAAAAGTAATAGCTCGTCTGCTTAAAAGCAGATATGGATTAACTTTTGAACAATATAACAAAATATTAAAGCGACAGAATTATGAGTGTGCTATATGTGGTAAAACAGAGAAAGAAAATAAGCGAAGATTAGCTGTTGACCACTCACATAAAACTAATTTTATTCGTGGGCTGCTTTGTGTTTACTGTAATAATAAACTGATGGGGTGTTTGTGTGATGATAGAAATTATACTATCGGTTTAATAACATATCTTCAAAATGCTATAAATAATGATACGGATTGGGTTTGATATGCGAGACTCAGACTTCCAACGATTAAATATTGTACTTTGTGAGTATGATAAGGTATGGAGTTATTGTTGCTTTCATAAGGATACCATTAGACCTAACTTATCTATATCATTGTTAGATAAATACTACGGAAGATACAAATGTTGGGCTTGCCCAGCAGAGGGTTACTTGAGTAAAGAACAAATGGATAAATTAAATTTATCAGGCTTCATTACATACAAAAATAATAAGGATAACCTATCTACAAGATGGAGAGACTTTATTGATAATTGCCACGATAATCTACAGAAATTCCCATTATTGAAGTTGGGATTATCAAAGGAATTAAATGTAAGCATAAAGAGTTTGGATACGTGGTTAGTTGGGTATGATAGCCAGTCGTTTACTATTCCAATGTTTAGGGAGGATTTATCAGATTATTACCAACAAGGAGGATTCTGTGGAGCACAGCGTAGATTTCCGGATGGGGTTAAACGCTGTGTTACGGGTTCTCATTTGGGGCTTATGTACCCATACAATTGTATCGGTGATTATTACACATTTATTTGTGAGGGATTTAGTGATGGTATTTCTGTATGGGATTTGGGTCTACAGAGTATAGCACGCCCACACTGTCGACATATTGATGGAATTAAAGAGCTTTTTAATGAAGTTACGGAGGGCGTGGAACATATAATTATAATACCAGACAATGACACCGTAGGTCGTGATGGTGCGGAACAACTACAAGATGAATTAGAAGGATTGTGTTATGATGATTTGGAGGGTTGGGAGGAAGAATGCGATATAACTATATTTTCTTTTAATGGAGCCAAGGACATAAGGGGGTACATTAAGTTGAAAGGTAAAGAGGTTGTTAGGAGAGAGTTGTCGAGGTTAATATAAGGGGTAGTTATATGGTTAAAAAGAAAATAATATTCAATAACCACCACATAATTTATGAAAATAAAGAGAAGCGGGTTAAAGCCGTTACTCGTAAGATAAGAAAAGGCGTTCACCAAGCAATTACTTTACTTAGGAGATTTACTTTTTTGACGAGTCAAGAAATAGATACGATAAAGACAGAATGTGACCTGAAAAGGAAATACGATGAGTGAACACAACTTCAAAAAGGGTGACAAGGTAAAACTAAGGAAACCTAAATGTTGGAGTATGGGGGATAGTGTTGGGGAAGTTGTTGGATTTGACCCCCCGTTTATACGAGTTACGTGGAAAGGTAAAGTTTATCAGGAGGATTACCCACATCTTGTACGAGAAATAGAATATGTTATGAAAGTTGGTGAACAATTAACGTTTGGTTTTATGTGAAAGGGGAACAGAATGAGAAAGTTAGGTAAAGGTTTAGTAACATTGATTTGTATTGTAGGATTAGTTATTATGTTTGGTTGTGCTGGCTTGCAGGATATTGTTACTCCGTGCCATATTGATGAGGTTGCTGTTGATTATGCTGGTGTGGAGGCTATCAGCTATCTTCCTTGGACAACGATATGGGATGCCAAGCGTGTAAGAGCATATATGAATTATATGCACACTCAAACACAAATTGCTTATGAGCGATTACAACAGGATGATAGTTTAACCCACGCCTTCTTATTAAATAGTGTGGAGGTTAATTTGGCTGATGCTGTGGGGCTACAGGAACAACTGTTTGACCCCGCTGGCCCAATCGGTTTAGCTTTACCAATGATATTCGGTGGTACATTGGGTGCATTGTTTATTCCACGTAAACGAGAAAAAGATTTGGAGAAGCAGTTAAATGGCAAAAGCTAATCCTGAATCTATGAAATGGCCCACTGATAAACCCAGGTATGATAAGAATTATCTTAGGTTGTACGGCAAGCAATGTCCTGTGTGTACTGGACGAAATGAAGTACTTGCTTGTTGGAAGTGTGGTGGTATTGGTTATGTGGAGAAAGAAAAATGAAATTCAAAAAGGGTGACAAGGTAAAGATACTGCCATCGGCTGTAGATATAGGTGTAAAGGAAAGTGAGGTGGGCAGAGTAGTAAAAGTGACAAATCCATTACCTTCATTTAGTGTCGGTATACTGATTAGTGATTCCAGAGGAGAGGAGTATGGATGTTGGTGTGTCAATGATTATGATATAACACCCTTCATAGAAATAGGCCAACAACTTTTATTATGGGATGATGTATAGGATTAGTTATGAAAAATATAATATCGAACATTATCTTTAATATTTACTTATTATACCCTACAAACAGGGATGATGAAGGTAACTTCTACAGGTTATTACAGAACTACACCAACATAGGCATAGAGCTTCAGGCGTATCTGATAGATTGGGAGAAGATGGATGGTCTACCTAAGTCCTACTTGTATGTGCCTGCTGACCATGAGTTATTCATACATCGTGCTTACAAGGACAACCTTTTAACGAAAGAGCAAATATCATCCATAAACTGTAAGATTATTGAAGATTGCAACTTACTGATAAACTTTGGGAGCGGTAGCGACAACCGAAGTGATGTAGCTGTTGGTGATAACCTTGCTAACGAGTTGCAATATGCACAGCGAGAGAAGATACCTATTTACTCAATGCCTGATTTAAGTCCACATGCAATTCAATCATTAAGGTTGGCTATAAAACTTATAGTGAAAGCGGAACAATAATTGGAGGATTAAAAATGGATATGGACAAAGCAGCCGATAAGTTAATCCGGTCAGCGTGTCGAGATTTAATTAAAGAGCGAGAAGTTCTGATAGATTTGTTGGTAGAGGCTCGTGATAGGATAACTTTGGAATGTTACGGAAGAAAACCTGAACCGGAAACTGTGGATACTATGAAAAAGATAAACAAATTGTTGGGGAGCGATTAGCGACAAATCGGAGATTAAAATGGAAAAGTACGAGTTTTACGTAATCACAAAGGTACCAAGTATATCTGAACAAGGAAATATGGCACATGAACTTATGTATGACGGATGGGATTATTCTAATAACCGTAAAATTCCTGTTATTGGGTTATCTGACACTCTTAAACCTCTCGGTGAGTGTAAAGTGCCTGTTTTTGAAGAGGGGGAAATAGTTATATGTGATATAGATATTGGTAGGGAAGTGTGCTACCCTGGAAGAAAACCATCCAAATGGGGCGTTGTTTATGACGTGTTTGATAGTCTTGATAATGCGGTTAAAAGAGCGAAAGAACTTTTATAAAGGAGATAACTGTGGAGTGGACAAATAAATTTTTATTGCCCCCTCGTGTTATACGAGTCTTAAAAGGGAAATATAAAGAACACAGACCGGAGTTAAACAGACTAAGTATTACTGATTTAATTGACGACCCACTACCAAGAATATTATTTATCAATCATTGGGATGATATAGTACGTGATTATTCTGACCTAATAACTATGGTACAGGGTATATCCTTACATAGTAGATATGAGGATTGTGCTTTAGGTGGTGTGGATGTTGAGCGTAAGTTTGAGGATGTTATTGATGGGGTGATTGTAGTAGGCAAAGCTGATTGGTATGAAGAGCCTTTGCTATTGGAGTTGAAACAAACAGGGGTGTACGGCCCAAAGTATAG